TCGCCATCATCGCCTTCGCCATCATCGCCTTCGCCATCATCGCCTTCGCCATCATCGCCTTCGCCATCATCGCCTTCGCCATCATCGCCTTCGCCATCATCGCCTTCGCCATCATCGCCTTCGGATTCTTCCTCTTCGGATTCTTCCCCGTCGCCATCATTGCCTTCGCCATCGGTCTCGTCTTCTGGATCATTATCATCGGGGTTACCGGTTGCGAATGGGTTTGCTTCCTCGTCCTCGTCTTCTTCCTCGTCGCCACCATCGGTGCCTTCGGGTTGTGGTGGCTGCATTGGAAGTTCAAGATCATCGAAGTCTTGTTTTTCTGCCTTCTGTGGTTTACGACCTTGCTGAGTTTGGCTGCGTGAGTTCGCTTGGACCCGCTCATCGCTGTGATCATCATCAGCGAAGACATTCTCGCCATCCCCGCGTGCGTTGCTCTCATCCTGCAATTGCTCATCTGAGATTGGAAAGTGCTTGCGGTAAATCTCGGTGACTTCTTCGCTGCGCTCGACTATTGCTTGGGTGTCGGGCTGGCTGATTACATCCTTTAGGAGTGGGCGCACCTCAGCCATGAAGGCGATTATTGGTGCGTGCTCTTTTGCGTCTGTGTAAGGGGATGGGTGGCCTGCAATCACCTCGCTTGCAAGGGCAATCAGTCCGGGTGCCCGTCCGATATCCCTGCCTGATTCAACGGCCTTGCAGAATTGCTTCCATGTGCTGTAGTGGTGGGCATCTTGCATCTTGCCTGATCCCGGGAACTCGTTTCGCAGAAGGTGGTTTACCCGACCGTCTTCGAGGATGTTGACCATGTCTCGCATTACCGGGTCCGTGCCGTCCTTGATGATATCATCAATCATCTCCATCCATGCGGTGAAGTCTGTGAATCGAATGTGCCCCGCTGCCTCGTGGGCGGCGGTGGCTTCGGCTGCGATTCTGTTCAACACCGGGTCGGAGTCGTAAGTTGCATTCAGAACTACTTTCTTTCCATCGGTGTGCGGAACTACGCCATCACGGAACTCTACGGTGATACCATGATCGCCTCCGAGAATCCGGGTTAGTCGGGTCATTGTTCGCTGTGCTGCTCGCCTCTGACGGGGCGACATTTGCTGGGGTGTGCTTTCGGCCATGAAGTTACGACTACCTTGACCTTTATCAACAGTCTGCATCTTTCATCTCCTCCGTTGCCCTTTCAGTGACACTTGTAATCATTCGAATGCTTCGGCTCCGAGAGTCTTATCACAGACGTTGAATCCATCACTTGCAATCGTGAGCAGTCGACTCATTGTCTCCGACAGCGTTCCGGCGATTGGGCGGATCACAATCAAATCGAGACCACAGCCGGGGTGAATTGGATCGGTTGGATAGAGGTCTCCGGGTTGATCTGTATATGCAATATACCGAATACCCTCGTCGGCCAAAAGGTATGATGAGTCACAACCGATGAGAGTAGTGCCCTTTGGTATCAATCGCGGGAGTGCATTCAATTGGGGAATATGTTTCGGTTCAATGGGGAACTCGCCTAAGTCCATACACTCAACAATGCAAATGAGGGTGTGATCACCAATCATGTAGTAACGAGGCATGAGCATATTCCAAAGAGATTCGGGTTCCACGAGAGAGTCAACATGAATCGGTTGAGCATTGATCTGAAGCGACGACCGCCGGAGACCCATTGCACCATCGGGAAGCATTTGATGTTCGCCTGTGCTGACAATCGTCTCCGGGTGTGTGTTGCCAATTACCTCATGTGGGATTGAATACCGAGAGAACAGTTCAATCAGGTCGTCCATGATTACCCCTCCCCCCCCACCGTCTTGAGGATGATCTCTGAGATTCGAACTTTGTTTGCGAATGAACATCTCATGGGATGTGCAGCATCGAGAACGGCTGTAATGATGTCTGTATCTGAAACACCCATCTGTTGCACCCTTGCTCGGTAGTGTTCAGCAGCCTCGAGTGTTGTCGTCGCCATGCCTTTCAGGCGATTTTGGTCCGCTGGCTTTTCTGATTCAATCCACTTGATCAATTCATCATCGGTCATTTGGCTCATCTCCATCCATGTTCTCATGAGCCCTTCGGAGAGCCTGACCCTTGATGAATCCTTGCTGATGCCCTATCTCGTCCCCTACGCAGCAGGGGGTGTTTGTAGCAACCCGGCAAATTATCATCGCTGAGATGGGGGGGGATACATGGCGAGAATCCAATGGATACGAATACCCTGTGTTTAACGCTGATACTTGCTTAGGGGGGGATTTGTAGGGCAAGGTGATTCTCCCGCGTATATGCCTCCTCTACAGGAGCATACTCGGCAAGGAATCTATCAGGGCAATCCCCATGCACAAAAAAAAGCCCCCACCGGCCGAAGCCAATGGGGGCAAATTGGTTGTATTCCTATTCATCGCTTCTCCTGATCAGTCCTGAATCATATCCTGCTCAAGCATCGTATCCGGATACTCGAGCCGCTGCTGCACGGTCGACAACATCTCGGTCGATAGGTGGGCATCGGTTCACGAGGGTGGCTCGAATTGCCTTTGGTAGTGGTTCGTCGGTGCTGAATGAAAGGCAATCGATGAGGTTGCGTGTGCTGCAATCCCAGCCGATGTCGCCTGCCTTCTTGGATGCCCGGACATCATTCGCAAGGCGAACCAATGTGCGCGCGACCATTGGATTGTTGACTCCTGCCTGCGCCATTACCACTTCGACCTCTTTGTCTTCAGGGAGGTATCCTACTTGCTCGATCCAACGGAACCTGCTGAGGGTCGCTTGGTTCATCTCTTTCATCCCTGCATAGTCTTCGGGGGGGTTGATGCACCCAATCACGAAGAAGTCAGGGTGTGCGTGAAGGATCTCGTTGTCGTTGTAAGGGATGCTGAGGTATCCGAAGTCCATTACCCCGTGAAGGATAGTGGCGACCGCTTCATCGAGGCTGTTAACCTCGTCGAGGACAATCGTGATTCCATATTTCATCGCCATGTGAATGAAGCCGGGCACGAATATCACTTCGCCGGACTTATTCTTGGTCATGTGACCGACCAATTGGAACTCATCCATACCTTCGCTGCAATTCACTCGAATCATTGGTTTGTTGAGTTCGGCACAGAAGTCGTTTGCAAGTGCTGTCTTGCCGCTGCCGGTTGGTCCTTCAAGCATAATGTGCTTTCGGCGTTTGTAGGCGTTGGCAAGTGTTCGGAACTCGCGGTCGCCGCTTTCGACGAATCCGATTTTCTTCGGGATCATCGTTGCAAACAATTCATTCTCAGGGTCATCGGCACGGGGGATTCCATAGAAGGAACCGCCTTCGGGCGTCGCTGTTGGTTGTTCGGTCGGTGATGTTGAACTACCCACTACATTGATTGCACCGCCGGTCAGCAAGTTGTTGGCTGCTTCGGTGCTCGCCACGAACTCGGATCGGCCGATACTGATTTTCACCAGTCCGGCGTCATCCAACTTGCGGTGGTTCAACAGGTTGTTCTTCGCGGATTGCTGGGTAAGTTCGTTACCCTGCGCCGTGAGTGCGGCAAAGCCACGCTGCACGAAGTCATCCGCAGGGACAATGTCCGTTGCGGAGTCCGCCATCAATTCATTCATCAGTTCTACATATGTTCGGGTCATTTCTCTCATGCCTCACCTTAGCGGACGACGGTGACCCATATGAACTGTCTGCATCCGTTGGCTCCTATATTCTTCTTTCAGTGACACTTGCTACGGCTCCATTATCAATAGATATGCGCCTATTTCCCGCGATTCCCATTCTTTCAGTGCGCTCCGTTTCTCATATCGTCTCAGCGGATCAACCACACACCATCGCCTACGACGGTCATACTCAGGGGAGCCGACATTCAACCTGCGGATAGCATCCGATACAATCGCCCATTCTATCTCCGGCACACCCTTTCTTCCCGGCCATGCCTGTTCGAGAATGGTTCTTGCTTGAGCGTCTGCTGGCAAGGACGCTACAGCAATCAACCATCGCCCAATAAGAGGTTCATTTGCTTCACGTATCCGTCGCCGGCCACGTTTGAGAACCGCTTTCAATTCAGTCCGGGTGTAACCGAGCCGATCAAGAAGGATGGTGCGCACCATCCAATGGGTCAGTCCTAACCGCCTCAATAAACCATCCACGCGAGTGCAGCGTTTAGGACTCGGCACCAAAGAATCCCCCGAACTCATGTTGGGCGGGCTTCTTACCTTGAGGGGTGTAGCCGTCTGATACCATCATACAGAACTTCCAGTATTCGCCAGCCTCAAGCCAAGCATGGATCTGTGAACCATTCTTGCCACGTGGGGTCTCATAGTGGATATTGTGGCCGAACTTAGATGAATCGCATGAGACAATTTGTGGGTGTTTGTATAGTTCCGCCCATCCCATATTGGTTTGACCAAAGAGGTGCATACGGACATCGCTGTTTTCAAGCACGTGCTTTACTGCCGCTTGCTTCTGTTGGGTTGAACGCATTGATTTCACTCGAGTGATGTTGGATCCAGCAATCCCACCGAGCCCAACGTATTGATCTTCGGGGAGATCACAGGCGGATTGAATCAATCTCCAGCATCGCAAATAGTCGGGACCATCCACTCCCTGTATAGGGATGATCAATTTCGGCAAAAGTGATTCGGGTGCCATCTCAATGAACTCAATCACAGAGGTGACGGTGCGTATCCTATCATTCGGATAGTCCTTTGGAATTACCCAATCCACCCCATCTCCATATTCAAGGGCGGTTTCGATTATCTCTTTATTTCCGACGTCTTCATTTCGCACGCCGGAGTCGAGAATCAGTTCGGTGGATTGCTCGACCGGTGCATCCCGGATTGATCTGACATTCACCAATCGGAACGGGACAAAGCAATTCCAAGTGAAGGAAGCGAGAAACACCTTGACCGGACAGGCATCTGTAACTGAGGTCATCTCTTTCTGTATCCGAGACCAATGCTCGTCAATTGTTGGGTGTTGGGTTTTGCTCATTAGAAGAATCCTCCAAAACCGGCTGCCGTCTTATTTTCTGATTGCACCCTCTCCGTATTCACCCTCGTGGGCTTCTTTTCTTCTTTCTTCGGTTGTCGGGGTCTCCATTCGGGTGCATCAATGTCGCCCTTGACTCGGAGAGTGAAAGCAAGCCTGTCGCATATCACACCGACCCCACTTGCTGTCTTCTTAGCCTCTTGCAGCATCAGGCACGTTTGGATGGTGTCTGGATCAGCCATGTTCCAAGCACCCCATCTCAGCACCTGCGCCGCAGAGGCATTCTTCCCATCGGGGATGTGCCCTTGAAGAATAAGTCGGACAGCAGCAACCCCGACGATATCGGTTTGATTTTCGACAATAACCGGGTCTTCACCGATGGGTGTGGTTTGCAGAGTGTTGATCACAGACCTCCATGATCTACATTGTTCTGCAATAATATCCTTCACCCTCTCGGTGTGATCAAGGTCTTCCGCTTCACAAATGCGATCAATCAACCGCTTGCGTTGGTGCTGTGGTGGGTGTCTCAAAAAGAACACCGTCCCTAACTGTCGGAGGTCATATGGTATTCTCGATACATCATTTGCTGTGATGATAATTGGAAGTGAGGGTTTCTGCAATAATGGTTTGAGTGGGTCCCATCTCTGTATTCCATCCGCTTCATCCAATAGCAGCAATCGCCCGTCATCATCATACGAAGTCAAATGGCTCATTGCACATACTCTATCGAGGTCGGCCTTGCGACGGGTATCGGATGCGTTGACTTCCATCATAGTTATGCCAATATCATTCGCAACGGCATGAGCGAATGTTGTTTTTCCAACCCCCGCCGGTCCAACGAGAATCAAGAACCCCTCACGGCGCTCACCTGTAAGCCATCCATCGATGAACCTCTCCATGACCTTGATCTGAGACTTCACCCCAATGTAGTCATCAAGTGTAACCGGTCTGTGCTTCTCCAACCATGATTCCATGTGATCACCCGAAGAACTCCCCGAAGTCGGCACGTATTACCCCACCGATTGCTTCCGTCCACTTCACTCCGACAGCAGCAAGAATACCGGTGAAACTTGCGCTGTCGGTAAAGAATCGGCGGATGGATTCATTACGATCAATCACAACCCGCCAATCTCCCGGATCCTCACCAAATGGTAAGGCGACCACTTTATCGCGGGGCATGAGTGAACCCTGTGTTGCCGATACAAAATAGAGCACCGGCTTATCTCCAAGTCTGAAATTGGTTCCGAGATTCTGATTACTCCACGTTGCCGCTTTCCATTGTTGGGTTGTGTGGTTGTCCGACCGCAATCCATTAGGTCTACCGAACTCAATATCGGCAATAGATGAACTGTCTAACATCAATAAATTGCATTCTCTCACGGTGGTGACAATCTCGCTCTTTGAATCACCGCCAAGAATGGATTCGAATATCATTCGCTGCACTCGTTTCACAACGGGAGCAACCGATGATCGCTTCATCTCCACGCCTTTGACTTGCAATTCCCCATCGAGAGTCAAGTAAGCGTATCGCTTCTTGCTGCCCCACTGAAAGTAGCGTGCGTAAACCTCTTCGGGTTTGATTGCGAAGAACTCATTGCGGGGAACATTCAGAGTCTGTTTACAGAAGTCATGAAAGGTCTCATTCAATTGCAGCGAGAGTAGATTCGCCACGTTCATCACTTCAACGGACGTTAATGGACGGTGTCGGGCTTCTAACTCAGCGAGATTGCTGATACAGCACTTGCATGAGTCCGTGTCTTGATACAAAACCTCGAAGTGCATTTCAGAACCTTTGGTGGTGAGAGGTTCCACACCCACACCATCCTCTGAGGAAAACCACAGCGTTGCCTGTTCAAGCCATCGCTTATTCCAATGTTCATGCTCCTGTGCGATTTTGGTGATGTCGCTGGCAATTTGCGGATCCGCCAATCGGAACGGTCGTCCCTTTGTTTTGCTCGTAGATCCAGAACCGAGCACCCCATAGAATGAGTTCATGTTCTCTTTCATGACCCGTTGCCGCCGGTTTAGTCGGCGCCATTCTGATGTCCCCTTCTCATGCTCCTTCATCTGATCAAGAACATCATCCCGTCCGAGAGCCATCTCTTTGAGAATCTCAGGCATGATTCCAACCCGGTCTCTGCGATACACCGTTCCATTGGGGGTGATGGTGACGGGGAATGGGTAGTTCGGCTCATACCCTTCAACATACTCTTGAGGGTTCCTGATACGAGTCGTCGGGCACAGATTGGCGGTGATGATTGCAGATGGATACTCTTTGCTGTTGTCCAATTCGAATGCCTTATCCCATACGCCTGTGCGGGCATCACTGACAAAGCCGCCCGATTGGATTTTCTGATCACCAATTCGCCTTCGAACCAATACTGCTGAAGGCATGAGAATCCCACGCTTAAACAATCTGTGTCCGAGCATGGATTCAATAAGCATCATGTTCGAAGACGAGTGATCCATTGAGGCATCGTGAAATGCCGTCTTGTATGCATAGAAGTCGATGAGATCCATTTTCTCGATAACCCTGACGCAGAGGACAATATCCCACACATTGTAAACAGCAAGCAAGTTCGGGTCTCCGGTGAACATTTTCCGGATCTCGGTTCTCGGCACTTTGCCATATCCCAATTCTTGCCCGGCCATCCACGCAAGTGAACCCATACCGGCGGCAACAGGTGACCCTTCAATTTGTTCGCTGTAAGCGATCATGGTGCAGAAGGAGGCGTAGTCCCGCCATTGAATGAAAGGAAAGTTCTTGCGCATTGTTGATTCGCTCGACCGTTTTCCCATTTTCCATTTGTTGATCTCAACATTCTTGACCCGGATTCGGGTCTTCATGTAAGGGAGATCGTATCCCTTCATGTTGTGACCAATGAGAACATCCGGATCATAGTGCTTGAGCCTTCGCTTGAACCAATGAAACAGCGCAGCCTCAGTTTCCTCATCCTCGAACTCCGGCAGGCACTCATCTCCTGCGGCAAGTGACTTTACAGTCACCAACGATGGATTGAGCGGAGGAATGGGTTTGTCATGCTCAACCAATTTGTGCAGAGTCTCCTGTTCTGAAAGCATCCGCTTGACCAATCGTTCCGATGTCCCTTTGGCGGTGGTTCCAATTTCATATTTACCCGTCTCACTATCATGAATGGCAATACTCACCACCCTGCCCGTTGCTTTGTCGGGTGTATGAAATATATCATCCCAAGTCTCAATGTCGAGGGTTAGGCAGCGAAGGCTGAATTGTGCCGGATCAACTTCGCTCGGATGAATGTGCACGGGGCGGCACAATCCACCCGAGAGGAACTTCTCATCAATTTCAATTACAGATCGCCAGCCATGCATCCATCTAATTGCTTGCTCGTAGGGGACATCATCACTGTAGGTGTTGCGGAACTTCTTGGCAACAATTCTTCGTTGGTATGGATAGTCCACCGTGATCTCCCACAGCGGGTCTCCCTCGAGGCTCGTGAACTCCGGCGAAGACCCCGTGTGTGCAAAGTCAGGGAGTTCGATACCGGATGGATCTTGATCAACCCATAGTGCAGGGCGGGTTCCTTCGACTATCAGCGTTTGTCTATCCCCATTGAGGTCTCTACATTTGAGAATCACTTTCAGTGGTTGGGTCCCATCAGCGCTGTATTCGGTCGGGGAGAAGGATACACGGGTGATCAATAGAGGGACTTGCATATATCACTCACGCCCGAGATGGTGCTTTATGCGCCGCCATAGGCTGCGCTTCTTCTGTGGTGGGGGAGTAGGGGGAGCAAGGGTGTTCTTGCCCGTTATGCGGGCTTTAATGCGCAGCAATTCGGCTGCAAGGTAGAGCGACATATCAAGGGCTTCTTCGAGAGCCATCTCCACCCACGTATCCTCTTGTGTATTGTATTGGGTTGTATCGTCACGCACTCTGATACCATGTCCATATTCAACTCGGCCCTTCGCCATTCGATGCTGAAGCAGATCAAGGATGACGGCATTGTCATCGGTTGGAGTAACTGCGATGCGATCCTCAGCATCGCGACCCATAACGGATGTCAAACAACCACTCTCCGGAAGAATGTTTTAACCGCCAAAAGTGGATCACTACTGACAGATGCCCAATAGAGTGCCTCACCCATGTTGCATAGTATTGCTCGCTGCAATGCAACAGGCATTTTCTCGTCTTCGGCAACCGACCGGTAAATGTTGTCCAGTATTTCAGCACCGGTGAATCCTTGCTCATGCAATTGGTCGAGGTAGCGATCCAGAGCCCGGTGTGCGATGAGATGTTCTTCTGTTGAATCGGTTTTGTTTGCAGCAATAGCCTTCGCCAATAATCGGTTCCTCATATCAGGAGTGATGGTTCGTGCAATATCCTTTACATCCTCGGCATCCACAGTAGACAATTGCCGGGTGGCGGTGAACAACAGGTTGAGAGCCTTGCGCATAGAACCTCCAGTGTGGTCAATGATACTGTCAATCGCAGCATCATCAAGTGATAGCGATTCGACTGTGATCACATTCTTGAGTGCACCCTTCATACTTTTTTTGTCGATTGGTGTGAATCGGGTCTCGCTGAATGCGCATCTATCTCGTAGCGGCTCAATGATCCGGTGAGGATAATTGCAAGACAGGATGAACCGGGTATGCTTGCTGTATTTCTCCATCGTTCGTCTGAGGGCGGCTTGAGCATCGTTTGTTAGATGATCCGCTTCGTCGAGGAAGACCACGTTGAATGGTATCGCTTGCGGCTTTTCATCCACGAGGTAAGAGCCGATGACTCCCTTCGAAGCGAACTCCCGGATCTTTGTGCGCACGGTATTGATACTACGATCATCCGAAGCGTTGAGTTCAAGCCAATTCGCGTTCCAGTCATTACCAAAAAGTGAGCGCATGAGGGCAACCGCTACAGCAGTCTTGCCAACACCCGGCGGACCGGCGAACAACATATGAGGCCATGCCCCATCATTCCCGGTTGTCCTCAGATCATTCACCATGAAAGCGAGTCGCTTAACAATGTGCTCCTGTCCAATTACATCATCGAGGGTCTCCGGTCTCCACGACTCAGTCCACATGGATTGAGGTTAACCCCCCACCCATTTGAAAGGGGCGAATCAAAGAGATGGGCATTGATTCTTTCGTAGGTGGTTGTATCGGCCTGCATACGATCTGTATGCTCGCCCACAATGGGGGCAATCGAAGTATGAACTGTCTGACAATAACCACCCCTTTAGGGGTGAAAAGCGTTAATTTAACACTTCAAGGATGCGTTGAGAGAGCGTTGAACCAATACCCGCCACCTGCATCAAATCCTCTTCGCTGGCGTCAGTGAGCATCCTCACCGATCCGAAGTGCTTGAGTAATTTCTTCGCCATGACTTTTCCAACACCCGGCAACGCCTCAATCATCGCTACAGCGTATCCTTTTGGTTCGGGCTTTGATGGTCGAGGGACATACAGCCGATGCCTGTCATCATCCGCCTTGAGAGCAATGCGTTGCATCAGCCGGGTTGCATCGAATCCATTCGGAATAAACAGCGGTGGATAGCCGGAGACGCAACATGAAGCCACTATGCCGATAAGCACTTCTTCACTGACACCCCTCTTTGCGAGATCCTCTTTCACGTCTTCCCATGACCGGGTGATAACCAAGAATGAGAACTCAGCAGCCTCACGCATGGCTGTCAATTGCCGAGCCAACCGCCGGTCATACACGCTCGGACTGAAGTCTCCTTCTTTGCGTTCGAATGCGACTCGCTCTGATCTGTAATCGCCCGAACCCGTTTCGAGGTGAGATACCTCCCAACCTAATTCACGAGCCCATTCAACCATTGTCCAATGTTCTCGGTGATCAACCCTCATTGGATGGTCCAGATGGTATTGTCCAATTGCCTTGAGAAGAGAATCCACACGGCCTTCGCCATTCGTTACCAATGGGTCTACTTTGGTTGCCCATCGAAGAAGTGCGAGTAGGTTACCCAGCCGTCCCTTCTTGATCTGCTTTGCAAACGCGTCCTCATCGGCAAGGATTTCCTTTGCCTTGAATCCACGTGCCCGATGTCGACCCACAGGAGCCCCTGAATAAATGGGGAGAGAACCGGCCCTTCAAGGGAACTGCCCGAACTGATCTTCGAATGTCGCTTGGTTGGTTGGATTTTGTGGATTTACCAATTCCATGAGGAATCGGATCCACTCATTCGCAATCGCGAAGTAACTGACAATCCCACCATGAGGTCCGGTGAGACCGCCGAACTTTGATTGCTGTCCGAACCGAGCAGAGTCGCAGGATACAATTCGGTCGTCTTTGTAGAGATCAAGCCATTGGATATTTGTGCATCCAAAGAGATGTAGATGAGCAATGTCGGTGTTGTCTAATAGATGTTGAACCGCAGCGATTCGTTTTGAGACCGGTTGTAGGTTGGGGACTCTCGTCAGGGTGCCTCCTGCGATCCCACCAAACCCGAAGTAATCACTACTTCCGGCAAGGTCCGACGCGGACTCATAGCACTCGACGTATTCTTCGGGCGTCGAACCCTGAAGTGGAATCAGCAATTTCGTTTCCAAGTTCGCCGGCATGATATCGATGAACTCCTTGAGCGATGCAATTGTGCCCTGCATATCATTTGGATAGTCCTTTGGGACCACATGATCAACGAGGTCTCCAAGTTTCCTTGCTGCTGACAATACATGCCCGTTATCAGACTCCTGTCCAATACCCGAATCCAATATCAATTCACGAGCCCGATACCCATGATTGGGTCGGTAATTCACAGCGTTGACGAGACGGTAAGGTATTATCGGACAATTCGAAGCAGCGAATACCTTGATCGGTGCATCATCAAGCAGGGAATCGATTTGGTTGCTAATCCATTTCCATCGTTCCTTTTCAGTCAATCGTTCCATGATCAACCCTCAAAGAACTTTCCGAACTCATGTTGTGCTGGCGTTCTACCTTGAGGTGTATGGTTTTCTGATATAGCATGAATGAAATCAAAGAATCCACCTGCGACCCTCCACCCATACAAACACCCCGAATTAGTCCCTCTACCCGGAGGATCTTTGTGCATTGCTTGCTGTCCGAACTTATTACTATCGCAAGAAATCACACGGGGGTCATGATACACATCAACCCAATTCATATTCGTCTGCCCGAAGAGGTGAAGTTGTTGAATATCCGTTTTATTGAGTAAGTGTTTGACCGCCTCCTTTTTCGCCTGAACAGATTGCATCGAAGGTGCCTTTGTAAGGCCCTTTCCTGCGATACCACCAAAGCCGAAGTAGGATCCATAATGTTTGAGTTCTTCGTAACAGCGAACATAGTCGGCGGGACAGGTTCCCTGTAGAGGAATCAATGCCCTCTCTTTAATCCAGTCAGGGGCCATTTGGAAAAACTCGTGCACGGATTTAATCGTTGCATCGGTATCATTCGAGTAGTCTTTCGGGACAACCCAATCCACACCCTCTCCAATTTGTTCAGCGCGGTTAATCAATTCGGGGTTCTTGATAGTCGGATCAGCGATGCCCGAATCAAGTATCAATTCACCGCAAGTATCGATTTGGCCTAACGTCGCGCTTGCTACATTTGTCAACCTCCAAGGCACCCAAAAGTCAGAGTTCAAATCCGCGACAAAAACCTTGAGAGGCGAACCTTGTATTACTCGATTCATTCGCTCTGCCATCCACAAAAACCCTTCATTCATTGTAAGATGCCTATGAGTAAAATCCTTTCTTCCGGTGATGGTAATGCCCGGCTCGGGATGGTTGACCGTGTAGGGATAATCGGGATCCAATATACTATCGTCTGACATACTTAACCACCCGTTTTCCATCCTTCAAAGAGGTGCGTCTGAATCCAACCGCATTCTTGAGTAGGCATCGCTTCTTATTCTCGTCAACGGGCCACCCGTTCTTTGAGGTATTCCCCCATTTCTCAAGCCATGCTTTATTCAAAATGTCAGGGGGTCGGCAGTCTGCACATATCCAATCCCACTTGCCCCCCTCATTCCGTCTCGGGAATGCGCGTATACCGCCGGCAGGGGCACGCAATTGGGGTTTGGTGAGAGTTACCCCACACTCAACACAATCGGCCGGCAATGGGGGCATTTCAAGTGGCTTTCTCTTCTTCGCCACGCATATCACTCGACCTTCGCTTCCCACGCGGCCTGCACTGCAAGAGCACAATCTCGTGCGGTATCCCATCCACCAACATACTCGATTGGGTCTTCACGACCGATCTCAATGAAGGCAAGTATGCGCTCAACATCCGCACCTGACTTTCCACTACTTCGCCCGTCTTCATCGGGATTGTAACTGGTGCAGGTATTGGCGAAGACCCTGTTGAAGTCGAGATTGAGTTCATCGCAGGCCACTTCAGCCCGCTGGAGTATGGTGGTTTTGTCTCCATCCAAGAAGGGGAGATTGAATCTAACTTTCTCCGATCCCCAATTTCCGATGGTGAATGCGTGCCCGATGGCTTCATAGAACTCAGGCCTGCAGTCAGGGTAAATGGCATGGTCGCCACTATGAACGCCAAGACAGACTTCCACATCGCAACCGTATTTTGTGCTGATAGACAATGCGTAACCATAGGTCAGGGATGAGAAAATAGCGTTGCGATTCGGCACAACTGTTGCGATCATGTTGTCCTGTTCATAGTGGCCTTCGGGAACCTCAATCGAATCAGAAGTGAGTGCACTATGAAACACACCCATCGCCTGTGAGAGATCCACCATCTTATGGGTTTCGATATTCAATCCCTGCGCTTGCATCATATCAACATTCGCCTTCGCACGGGTAAGTTCGATATTGTGCTTCTGTCCATAATAAAACGAGAGGCAATGAACGGTGTAGCCCTCAGCAAGTAAATGCACCAATAGGCCGGTTGAATCCATCCCACCTGAAAGGGCCATGACGGCAACCCCGCCCGGTTCATCCTGTTCTGGATCGGGTGGTGATTCACGTTCTGAGGTTTCGTGTTTCGCCCAGCGTGCCGCTTCACCTGCGCCGACCCCATCATCTATCAGTAATTCTGTGTCCGTCATATAATCACGTTCCGAGTGAATGTCCCCACATCAATCGATGGAATTGAAGACCAACCTTGATGATTGGTGTCGGATGCAAATCCCACAATGCCGGATCCTTCTGTTGGTTAGCGAGCCGATCAAGAACCTGTTCTGCGAGCACCCTGCACACAACCGGATACTCTTCATCGGGCACCATCCCATTCGGATGAAACCACACAGGCGGGAGAGGTCGGTTCCATACCGCCCATGAGCACATGACGTTGAATGCTTCATCGAGATCAGTCTCTGTGCATGAGACCCACTTGATATGCATATTGCCCTTCGCCGGATCATACGCACCGAGTAAGGAGTGCATGACTTCAGCATCATAGGTCATCCGCGAGCCGTCATGTAACTTCGGGGCAATGCTCCAAAGGTCGACGGTGTGCATCAATTCGGGGCGAAGAATGGTGCCGTTGGTTTCAATGGTTACATGGAGTCCTTGCTGTTGGAGTCCCGCAACCAATTCAGGGAGATATGGTTGGACTGTGGGTTCGCCGCCGGTCAGCACAACATGGGTGACGCCTTCGCTGACTGCTTCATCCACAATCTCATCGAGAGTGGCAATGTAATGACCATCAGGTAAACCGTGCTTCTTGCCCGGTCTCGGGTCGAATGAATACTTCGTATCGCACCATGAGCACCTGAGATTGCATTGTGATGTCCGGACAAAGAGTGACCGAACGCCGAGACAATCTCCTTCTCCCTGTATCGAAGTGAATGTTTCGACTAACTGGAATGTGTTGGGCTCAAGTGTATCGCCAATCCACTTGACGAACTTCTGCGAGTAAGCATGGCCTTCGGCGATCCCGCCATCAACACTGATTGGTAAACGATTTGGAATTGTCATTGTATCACACCTTTGAATCTCGGCACAGATCAAAGAACTCTTGCCGGGCTCCGAGATTGTTCATGAATGCACCACGCAAATCGCTGGTTGTCATCAAGGCGGCTGTATCCTTTACGCCGCGACAGGTCATACATTGGTGTTGGCTTCTGATCATAACAGCAACACCCCATGCTGAAGGGAGACTCTCCATCAGGTGGTCTGCGATCTGTTGGGTGAGTTCTTCCTGAATCTGTGGTCGGCGGGCATAGAAGTCAACCACTCTGCTTAACTTGGATAGTCCAATGACTTCTGTTCCGGGAATGTAAGCAACGTATGCCTCACCAATGAATGGAGACCAATGATGCGAGCACAGCGAAGTTACTCGTATCGGTCCGCTGAGAATCATCTGCCGGTTGTTGCGGTGATTGGGGAATGTAGTGATATTCGGTGCCTCACCAAAACGGCCGCCCATAATTTCATTGACCCATGCCTTCGCAATCCTTAATGGTGAGTCTTCTGAATTATGATCTGCAATTAAATCGATACCCATGAGTTCCATAATTGAATGTAAGTGGTCTGCAACCCCACCAATTAGTTCCGTTCGTTGGGTCTCAGATAGGGGGTGGTGTTCGTTCGCATGATTCGCCATGCCCTCAGACGGGGAGATTGTGTTGAAGTCATTTCCGGAGATATCGACTTGATCGCCTGACCGCAAGGATTGCAGTTCGGGCGGGTATGTATGAATCATGATTCGGGATGTGCTCTCATCACCAAGTGAACCATCAGGCAGGTCGTCGAAGTCTGAATTGCCTGATGCGGCAACAGCCACACCGTCTTGAATGAGCACAATCTCCCCGCTTTCATAATTGGATAGCGGGCGGGCTACACGCAGCATCGCCCGGCCTTGCTTGGTCAATAACCAACGAGCACCACGCCTTCGTCCGTTGTAGATTATGAGTCCTGTGTTTGCAAGTAGTGCCGTGCGGTCTCCCAATTCAAATCCGGATTTGCTTCAAGCACTTCCTTCTTGGTCGGGGCTGGTTCGAGATTATGAATGGCCTGCAAGACCTCAATATCATTCGGGTTGATCGACCTGCGTCTTCTCGGCATATCAATACCTCATGTCCCCACCCTATTCAACAACAGGGTCGTCCTTTCGACTCGCCCACTTCCGACGGATTCGGCGGTGAACAATGGGTGCGCCGAATGAGGTTTTGTATTTTGGACAGGTTTCACCAATACAGCATCCATTGGCTTTCAACGTGGTGCAATTCGGGAAGTGAGCCATGTGGGGATTGTTGAATAGGGTTCCCATTTGATACAGGCGATGCTCTGTATTGTGCATATCGACATATCCAACCGCACTCCCCAATTCCACCCACACTTTCTCGAACTCATCAAGAGTCATCCCCGATATCACTTTACCGAACAAAGCAGCGTAAACGCGAGCCTTATGCTTCGGATTTAGACGCTTGAGTTCGTTAGTCACACCGGGACATCGGAGATCCAGAGCGGCAATGAATCGCTTGGCATTTCCTTCTGGATCAACACCGATGTGAGAACCGATGATTGGCTGGATCTGTTCGTCAGGCTTGCTCAGAATAATTCCAAGTCTCTTCACCATCTCCGGTAGTGTTAGCCTATCACCCGTGATGCGATAGAGGATGAAATCCGGGTTGATTGATCCAGCAACAATCTCATCGTGGGTCATGGTCTGCAGGCGAACATCATTCGGCAAGAGATATGCGGAACGTCCATTCTTCTTTCCGTTGCGATTAACATGCGGAGTGAATGGTATCCTGCACAATTTCTTTGGATCACCCATGCTCGCTTCGTCCATAGTAGGGAGACCGAGAGTCTGTTTCAGGTGATTCTGTAAGCCATAGACCATTGCTTTGAGAGCATTCGATGAACCATCATCGTGCTTGAATCTAAATCTCACCGCCTCGTGGATGATATGAACATGGTATCCCTTTGCACCACTGTATTGCACCCAATGAGCGATGTTGTTCTCTCTCAGGAACGCAGAGCATTGTGCTGCGTCAGCAAATGAGTTCTCAGGCTTTGTATCATGATCAAAATCGAGGAATGTATTGGCATAGACAATAGTGGTGGGTGCGATCTTGCCACCCGGTTCAAATGCGAACGCCGAGTAAGAATTGGAGCCAGCGAAGCAAGTCTTTCCTTCACGCCTCCATCCATCTATGATCTGAAACATCCCATCCTCAGTCATGCAGAGACGCTGCATTGGACAACCAACAACACGAGGCTGTTCACAACCCAAACCAACACGGCGGATCAACCGCCTGAACTGACTATGGTCCATGGCATACCCTCAAGAGAAGAACCCCTCGAAGGATGCCGTAGCCTTGACCTGAGTAATGAGGGGTGTCTCTTCACCCTCACCGATCATTGGTGCGAAGAATACCGCATGCTTCCGGTCTTGCGATAGTATGGCGGCGGGGAGAGGGAGATTTGGGATCCACACAATCGGATCTTCATCGAATACATGGGTAGCAACATCGGTCATCACTCCAACCTCATACCCCCACGAGAAGCGGGTTGAACCGTTTGGTAGACAAATAAAATCTCCAGCACACAATCGCCGGGTCCCCTGTTCTTTACCCCATCGGTTGATGCGTTTCACCATTTGAGACAGGTCAACCTGTTGGTAATTCACCGGCTTCTTAGTGAGACCATTGATCGCCCATTGTGTCCAATTGCCTTCGACAACACCGGCCTTCAAATGCTCAAGCGCAAGACGTGGCATTGTCTTCGAAAGCCAATCGATATCAGGAACCGCAGCGCATAGGATAGCACCCCCTTCATCCATCAAGGTAAGGAGACCATTCCAAGTTTCCATTTGTTGCTCATCCGGGAGATTGAACATCTCTCTGAAGTTATCTGTAACCGTCATTGTTCCACCTGCACGTCCACTGAGACTGAAATCTCCTTCAATAAGAGTAAGTTGTCAGATCCGAAGCGCAATACCAATTCAGAGAAGTAGGCGATGGCGTCGAATTGTGTCTCGAAGCGAACCACTTTCGCCCCCTCTCTCCATAGATGGTAGTCGAGCGAATCGGTATTGTCTGAACGCTTGGCGATAACGTAACTCATACTTTGTCCACCTCACCATGAAGCAAGGCCACCGTGACTTTCAACATACCCTGCATCCGTTCATAAGACTCGACAATACCAATCGGAACCACGGACACCGCCCATTCGCCTTCACTAAATCCCTTCGGACATATCATGCCTGCGTGGATTTGTCGACCGATCAGCGTCTCCTGTAATTCCTCATCCGTGCCGGAGACGGTTAACATGAAGGCGGTTCGAATGGTATCATGATCCATTTCCAAAGTCCCCCATACGTGTCGCGGTCCATGGTGCAGCAATATACTTCTCAATTTGATGGTTGTTCCAATAGGCAATCGCAAGCCTCTCCCATGCACCAATGCCCCTCATGTCGGGGCGTTTGCTGAGATCTCGATTCAACATTATCCCATCGATTGCCAATCGGACAGAGTGTGAACTATCCCATGAAGTCGGTTGCAGTCTGCGAATATCATTGATCCAATTGATGCCAAGACCAAAGAGGTGCACGTCGAGTCCCCGTTTGCGTAGAGTGGGTGTGAGATTGATAATGGGCCTGCATTGCGCAACCGTCTTGACTATCAATCCACCAAGTCCCACATACTGAGGCTCCACCCCTTCAGCAATCAACATATCAAGGCATCGCAGATAGTCTTCGGGGGTCTTGCCTTGCAGGGGGAATATGACTTCATCGGGGGTGAATCCTGATCGGTCAAGCCAATCAATTGTATTCTCAACGGTTGCTTCCACATCCTCAAACTCATCAGGGGGGACGCAAATGTCAGCGTGCTTTTTCTGGATCCCGATGAGCCGGGTAACATCCGCATCGGTCTTCTCGGTTAGTATCCCCGAATCGATGATTAGTGATTGAACGGTAGATCCACTTGAGCCGGGGTTGACCTCACCGGTCTCGACCATGCGGAACGAATCCATTGTGGCAATGATACGAGGGTAACTCATATGCTGATAGTAGGATGAGTAATAATTAACCATCTCAGTCCAACCTCTTGACGATGGCACTATTTGCGCCGTGCTCACGAACTTCAACACTCTCGACCCAGCATCGCTCACCATACTTCTTAGCGATCAAATCGGTGGCGAAGTCGAATGCCATCAATGCAAACATCTCGCACCCGGTTGCCGCGACAGGAACCATATCGATGAGTCCCTTTTCAGACATCTCGGTGAACATGCCGTAGTGCGGGTCAGTGTATGCGACTGCTGTTGTATGGTCGAAGTTATCTCTCAACCATTGCTCCAACGGCTTCAGGTCACCAAAGTCGACAACCCAATTCGTTTCATCGAGAACATATCCACCAAAGGTGAATGAGAATGAGAGGGAATAGCCGTGTAGTAGATTGCAGTGGCTATCCGCTTTCCATTGTCTGAATGCGCAGGATAAACCCCTTTCATGACCGTAGGTCTTGGTTGAAAAGAAATTAGGGCTCAGTCTCATTCACGTGCCTCCGTCTCATAGGGGAATACAATCCACTCATCAGCGGCGGTCATTTCAGCATACAATTCAGGAGTAACTGATGATTCGGTTTTGTAGAACACAACAGCAAGACGAGGGGTTCTGTATATTTCTGTCAGAAGTGCTTCAACGGTATTTCCACTATCAACCAAATCATCTATGAGCCACCACTGTTCACTATGTGGTGGCTCATAGATTTGAGGTTCAGTGATGGTCACCGCCTTCTGTTGGTTTGAATCATCATATGAATGAACGTGGATAGTGCTGTAACTGACGCGGATTCCCTGTGCCTCGAGATACCCACCGATCAACCGTGCAGGAACCCAGCCGCCTCGTGCAATCGCTGTGAGATGAACGGGCTCACCATTCTCGTGGATTTGCTCTGCAAGCAACCTGCACCGGTTAAATAATTCTGTCCAAGTGACGTATCGCTTTCTCGTATCACTCATCCAAACCCCCCCTCACGAGGGATTCAATGGAGTCTCGCGCGTCCCGTAACTGTTGCTTGAGTTCTTCCTCATATTGTTGGTCAACTTCTGCTTCGGTGATATCAAGTCGCTGCTGTATGATTCGTATCAGTGCAACATGCCGGAGATATTCGCGGCTTGATTCGTCAATACCAAGTGCTTCTTCGGCTCCGGGGACATCTAATTTACCGGCCTTTGGATCATATAGGTCGCCATTAGTCATTGTCAGCCCTCTGCGCTTCAGTAACGAGGATTCGTGTTGGGCCCGATATTAACACAAAGAACGGAGTATCATCATGCTTATGAATCTCAACAGTATCGCCATTCAGCCTCTCAACCACCGCCGAGAGGACTTCAGGAAATGTTACGGTGCCGGTGCCTTCAATCACTTTCGCATCGATTGGGGTCAGGCTGGTATTGGTTTTGGCTGTCCAATGCCCGGCCTCTGAAACCGAATCCTTCTTGCCGAACTTGATGCAAGCGTAGGTCGCACCCGCTACACGCATATCAACCAATGCCTTCTTCAATTCATCAGGGTGCATCGCACAGCGCAGGGTTGCCTTCGCGTTTTCCAACATTGGATACAGCAACGATCCATCATTACCCATCGGCATGACCCAATGATCCGGCACAACAAAGCATTCGTCTTCGGCCGGAGGATAGTAAGTGAGTGTTGCGCCACCGCATTTGAGGGTTACAGCCTCCCCCGACTTCGCCCTGACGGTGATGATTTCAGAACCGAACTTGCTTGCGATCATCTCGCTGACTCGCTTGGTTTCCATGATCAGACAACCGGGCTCTGACTTCAGATCGTAGTCTTCAAGTGGATGATCATTCACAAACACCTGTAGTGTCTTATTGGCATCATGCGCCCATACGGTTGCCCCCTTGACTGTAAACATTACTTTCACAGGATCAATCATCCCATTGACGTTTACATGATCCAGCAGGTCACGCAGACTCTTTGCCTTCACGGTCAATTCAACATTCATGCTCGTTAGCGTATTTGGTGTGTCGCCCATGTAATCCCACTCGCACCCCCACCAATATGAAGGGGGTGTCATCACTTCTCTTTTGGATTTGGTCCGGGCACACTATCATCATCCCGCCCGGCTCGGGTTCTCTTTATTTGCGCTCTGCGTTTACGGTTACGATTCGATTTGTGGAGTTTGTTCCCATCAAGCGGCATATCGGGGTGTCGACCGATACGACCGGAAACCGCCCAAAGCGAGTTCTCTGGATCTGATGCGTGCTCTGCGTAGTGCTTCTCCCGGTGACAATTCGCACATATCGGATCACACTTCAATGTCTCGGCGAGTATACGCTTCTTGCTGTATCCACAGGAAACCAAGTATGAGACCATCTCAGTCTTCTTGTAGGGTTCTCGGTGATCAAGTTCAATCGACCACGGCCGACCCTTGCCCGAATACCCGCAGATGTGGCAACACATATCCTCTTTCAGTTCAGCGAACCATTTACGTATGGCCTTCTTGCGCTCGTTGATCTGCTTCATCCGTGCGGCTCTATTCTTCTCGTAGTAGGTCTTCTGATACCGCTTTTGATATGCTTGCCTCTTCTTCCTATCCTTGATCGGCACGATTGTTACAACACAGAACCGGTAGATTAGAGTGCGGAGCCTATGCCGCGCGTATACGGCCATTTGGCACCCTCGTGGGGATTGGGGGGGCAAAGGAGGTTAGACGCGGCCTATGGGGCGTTAACGGGCGTTAAACACTAATATCCATCAGCAGGGCGAAGAAGTATGATTGGTAGTCCCGCTGAAGTGCGCATAGCCCATTCAGCATCAATACAGGAATAATCCTGCCCGTCGATTGTATAGGTTTCTTTAGTAATGGATCTCACCCTTTCATTCTCGCTTAAACAATTTGTATATGTGATTGATTCTCAATTTACGAGTTGCCGACCAATCATCAATGATGCCGTTCTTTGCTGGTGCGAAGTGGCTTGTGGTTCTGATGAAATACATTTCGTTTGTGGGTAATTTGCCGCTCAAGCCGCTGGTTGTTTTTTCATCATACAATCGCAAATCATCCGAAGTCGCCCATGATACTTGACGGGTGGGAATACGGAGTGCGATATAGTCTAACAAATAAAGCGCACGGACGAGAGTGTCATCATCAACACACTTTCCAAATGAACGACCGCATTCTTTCAAGGCATCATGCGCCTCATCATAAGACACTCCACACAAAACGGCGGCGGTGATAACGGAGCAATCATCTCGCTCTCCGCGAATCCGCGATTGCCTTTTCAATTCGTCATATATTCCACTCATTGGGCCGGATGCGCTGGTGGGGTGGCTTTCGACCATGAATCCCTGACACTATTGTTCTATATGAACGGTAGTTTAGTGTCAACCCCCCGTAGGGGGATTAGAGAAAAAGTAGGTGGAGACGTGGGTGCTTGCCTGCCGAATGTCATGCCCCGTCCGGGAAAGGTCGCCCCTATTATTCAGGGTCGACGTATTCTTCATCGCTCTGTTTCGAAGCCGCAGGGGGGTCGTATGCGTCTGGATCAGCAAGCCAAAGTGCAACCGGATAAGTCTGTGATCCGAATTGTTCAGGTATTCGCTTGGTTCCAATTCGTGTGAATTGTGGCTTCTTGGATAGGTGATTCGATAATTGTTGCATCGAGAACATTTTACCCGTTGCTGCATGGATTCCTTCGGTCGTCATTGGGTCTCCGTCAGGGAGAACAGCACCATATTCAATCATTGCTTCCCACACTTTTTTGACTCGCTGGTTACCAAGTCTCCGGGCACGTTTACGAGTCTCATCCTTACTCATACATCCGGCCTCTTGCGTATAGAGAGCCGCCGGCCGTATTTAACCACCGCCGAGTCTTCAATATCCCGCACCGTCTGTTCATCGAGAACTTCCTTCGCCCGGTCTAACTTTGACTTGCTGACAGTCACCACCTGTCCGAAGACTGTAGGTGGCACATGCCTTTGAAGTTCATGCGGGACATACTCGCGCCGTTCATTGGTTCCCCATTTGAGTATCCAATCATCGGTTTCGATACCCGCTTCGTCCGGATCAACCCCAGCAAGACGAGACTTGATCTCGTCCTCGATTTTGGTTCGGGCTTTGTTGAGAATTGCCTGTGAATGCTTGATGGTTTGAAGTTCGCCGAGCATTTGATTATCATCCACCCACGAGGCACTCAGCACCGTATCCCATAGGTCTTCGCTCTTGAGTTCATCCACGCGGGGACAGATGCCTTGGTATGCGCAGTATTGGCAGGACGATCCTATTGTGGCAACCCCCGTTTTAAGTGAAGTGATGTATGTGTATTGCACATCCAACCAATCGGAGAATGACTCAATGCGATCTTCAGGCCATACAGTCGACACGGTTCCATACCGCAGCAAATCGAATGTGAAAATAAGAGGGCGGTCAGGCCATATCTCACGAGCCACAGCGAGATACATGCCTGCTTGAACATCATGATCTGCTTCGGCCTGTGTGATGGGTGCGCGTTGTGATTTGTAATCAAGAAGTTCAATCGTCCCGTCTTTGTGCTCCAATACCAAATCGATGAACCCAAAGACGGGTGTGCCGTTTTTGGTTTTGTAGGGTGCTCGGTGTGATCCAAATGCTTGCTCCACCTGTAATACCCGGACAGGATCTTTACCCCGCCGGTCAAACCATCGCTTCAACATTCGAAGGCCATCATCATACATATTGGCAGGGATGACATTCTTGGCGCTCTCCTCTTTGTAAAGTTCAAGGAGACGCTTGAGACGGGGCTTCGGGGCACGCCCGGTTTCAGGATCGGGTCGCCGCCATTCTTCGAGGGCATTGTGGAGATTGGTTCCGAGAAATGCCGCCGCCATATTACCGGGATGATTGGCGACTTCTTTGAGTGCCCGTGCTTCTTGTGAAGGCGGATCATACTGCATTTGATAGGCAAGCGTGCAATTGCTTATCATTTTCAGGCGTGTTGCACTGAGATATGGAACCCGCATTTAATCATCCTCAACCCTGCTTCTTAACGGCGGCCCAAAAGCGTTCCTGCGATGGGTTAGGGAGTCGGAATGGTTTGCATTCACGACTTTTCCTGACCACACATAAATGCTGGGTCTGTAGGTTGCCACTTCGCGTCCGCTGTCGAACCTCAAAATCAACAATCCAATCGAAGAGTGGATCTGTGAGGTCGGGTCGGCCTTGCGCCTTGACTTCTTTCTTCGCCTGTGGTGTCCCATAGTTCTCGGTGAACTCCCGAAGAAGAACTGTTGAAATGAAATCGAAGCCGACCTCGTTGCAGGCCAACTTCAGCCGGTAGAATGGGTCTGAGAACATTTTGTTGATTACTTTGTAAGCGTGCATTTGTCCTTCTTCGTATGTGGGTAGCGTTTTCTTGCCCTGTGAGATTGCGGCCTTTTGCCGATCCAGAAGAAGTTCGCCTTCGGTCATACCATGAACTTCGAGGCTATATTTATCCCTGCATTGCAGATAGTAAGAGCCCTCATTTTCCATGAGAATAATACGGGTGCCATCGGGATACTTCTTTGCATGCTCTCGCATTGCATAGATGAAGGCTCGAGCATATTCACCCACGTCTTCGGGTTGTGTGCAGACCTTGCGAATAATAGATGACCTATATTCAGGCGGGATGATGGTGTCTCGAAGAATCAATTCCTGTTGTCCCTCGAAGTCACAATCGATGATCGCCATCAGGCACGCTTCCGGATCTTTACCCTTCGCTTCATGCGCAAAGTAAGTGAGTGCGAAGTGGGTCTTACCACCGCCGCTGAAACCACGAGCCTTGATTGATCGTGCAGGGGGTTCCATCTCCCCCCCATTCTCACAGCCCGCAATCAGGGCATCAAAACGAGCGGCACCCTTCTTCTTGGACTTGCGTGCTGCCGACATTCATGATCACTCCAAAAGGTTCGCATCATCAAGTGCGTCAAGAATCTCGCCCTTGCGAGCATGGCCGAGATCATCGACTTCCACTTTATTCTCGCGGCAGTATGCACGGAGGTTCGCAACCGACATTTTCTTTGCTTCTGCGATAGTCATGGTCGGGGGTGAATCGGATTCGTCCGGGTGGCTTGCCTCTTTAGGTTCGTCCGCGGCCTTATCGTCATCATCATCCCAACCATCATCATCATCCACCCAATCATCATCATCATCGGCGGTATCGGTTAGAGGTGTATCATCCGGTTCTTCTTCATCCTCGACTTCTTCAACAACCCCTTCGGGGTCTGCATCGGTGTCAATTTCTTCTTCCTCGTCTTCTTCCTCGTCTTCGAGGCTGACTTCAGGAATCTCTTCATCATCGCCTGCGAAGTAATTGGAAGCATCATCTCCATCATCATCTCCACTTGCAGCGGCTTTGGTGGCGGTGGCCGGCGCAACGAGAATAACTGCTTCAGCAGCCTTCACATTGCAATTCAATCCATACTTGGCACTCTCTTGGCAAGTCATGAGCGCAAGGATTTTCGAATACTTGCCGAAGCGGGTTGCGATATCGGTGGAGGTAATGCCTGTAAGAACCAATTCGCCTTCTTCTTCTTCGATATTGGCGAGCCCCGAATCATCTCTGAGCATAATGCGGCCGAATTGTCCGCCGGCCTTTGTGGGCTGGACGCCAGCGAAGACAACGGTTGCTTCGACGAGTCTGAAATCGAACAGCCCTCTCGAGATGTTGTCCTCGAGTTCGGCAATCGGTGTGATGTCGAAGGACTCACGCAAGAGATCGGCACGGTTGCCGAACTTTCCGGATCCGCGCTCGAACTTGGTGAGGCCACTGATGGGTTCAAGAATCAGAACATCCCGGTCCAGATCTTTGCAGGTTAGGTTTACTCCATACACGCCATCCCTCTCAAGATCATCTCCGAGCGCAGCGTCGTTATCCCACAGCGACATTGTGAACATGGCGGGTTCCATTGTGCCCTGTTCATCCGATACAGTGGCTGCACCGGAAACAAAGCAAGCAGGTCTCCCTGTGGATGGAATGATAGTGTGGCTAACCTCCCACACCTCAATTTGTGTATCATAGGGGGTGCGGCGGAGGATGTCGGTCAGATCAACCAAGACGGCGTCAGCGATAAATTGAACCGCAATATCGCTCTTGAGTCCGCCGAGTTCTTCAACGGTGGACTTCAGGGTTTGATCCCCCGCCTTTTCATTGAAAAGGTCAAGAACAGTGGAATCATCATTCCACAGCCCTTTCTGTTTTCCACGTTCGATGTAGGGTGCAAGTCTTTGTGCCGCAATTTTGGGCAAGCCGGTCGTAGTCTTTTTCTTCGCCATAACAGTGCCTTCTACCCCCACCCCTATGAAGACGGTGTAATTCACTATGCGGGGATACTCTTCCTGACAGAAAGTATATGAGGACACATGGGGTCGGACAAATTACCCGAGCGTGGCTCGAGGTGTCGGTTTAACCGGCGGGCAACATTTGAACGTGGGGAACTGAACCTCATAGTCCAAGAGCAGGCGCGTTGAAAATCGGAGGATCCAGATTACCGGATCAGAATAACTGTCTTGGATTGTGGGGTCGCCTATCCTGATAGCACCAACAGGCGGTAACGAGTTCCAATTCTCAGGGTTTACTAAACCACAATCAATTATTTCAAAGGGAGACCTGATGGGGCGCGAGTCCTAATCAGTATTCAGAGAGTGTATCGGAAGAGTGGGTTCAAATCCCACCGCCCCTCGAGGGGGGTAGATGGATGTAGAGTGAACCTTAGCGGGGAATCAATGAAGCATCTCGAAGGGGTGACCGCCGCAAGGTGAGGGTCCCGAGTATTGGTAGAAGGCGATGCAGCGAGTGGGTGCGAGTCCCATCCCCGAATCAATCTCTATGTCCGGTATGTCCGGCATGGGTGGCTTGAAGCAGGGTTAACGGGCATGCAACCCGCCTGTGAATTAGGCCGGTGCGAGTCCTGAAAAACGGTGTATCATGATCCAACAGTAAGCATCTCCGGGTTCCAACTCCCGGCGGCCACCCCTCAGAATCACCTTATCCTATTCCTCATTTCACATTCTTTGGTCTTAGTGGGCGCAAATCCCACCGGCCTCACATGACGGTAACCGCCAACTCCGGAAAGCCGCTTGAGGTCGCATGCTGTGAGGAAAAGCAGCAAAAGTGGAGAGGCTATTGATTCACAATCATTCAGTATTGCCCTTCTCCTTCTTCTTGGTCCGCTTTCGTTTCCGACGACGTCCCGTATCACTGGTGCCCGGTCCTGCCTGTAATGCTTCAAGGTGCCCGGTCGCCATTGTCTCCAATAGATCATCCGGTAATGCTTCTGAGCCTGTATTAACCGCGATAGCATTGCGTGCTGCTGCAATGCCCGCCTTGCGCTTCTCATGCTCCTTTGTTGCCCCCATTGTCTTAGAACCGGGTAGCCAAGCACAACGATTGCCGAAGAGGTGTTTTCGGGATGGTGTATCATCCATCATCATCCAAACCACATTGTGTTTGTTTGATCTGCGAGTGTATTGGGGGAGCACCAATGTCCCGAGCACCTTCTTGAGTTCCGGCGTCGCAGCAGATCCAAGCAAACTATCAAGCAAGTCACGCTCGCTTCGGGTTGGCTGGCGGGGTGAAATTGGCGGATCCGACAATTCGATAATATCCATGAACTCGGTGAGAGTGGTTTCCAATTGATCTCGAACTGCATCGAGGAATAGGGGCGTCAGCGCGTGCTGTTCCATTAGATGCTGTTGTGTTCGAACCGTCCGGAACGCCTTGCGCTGTCCGCCACGACCGCCGCCTCGTCGAGCCACCTCTAACAACCCCGATTCCATCAAAGTATCGATGTGCTTTTCACGTAATGCCTTGCGACTCATTTGCACGGAGTGGAGATGTAGGTATTGCAGGACGGTGTCTTCAGTGAGTGCCTTGCCTGTATCCTCCAAATCCGCCATGTGCAAGAATACCGTCCATGTATCATCGGGCACCCCGCTGAGACTTGCTCGCATCACTTTGTCAGCGAGAATCAACCCGATGATATTGTCTTCGATTGTAGACATCACGAATGATCGGTCGCCGATGGTTTGGGTCGGACGTTGCTCATGGTGAAGCACGGTTAGTGCATCCACTATTCCCACTACCTTTGTGACATTGCGTTGGTGAGAAGCATTGGTGTTCGGAAAGAAGGATGTCATGAGCGGAGCCCATATGTTGCGGACTTCGCGCAGGGGGATTGAACCCATCGCAGCCTGCATGAGATCCAAATCAAGGTGCAGCGATAGGTCTTCGGGTCGAGCCTTCGCGGTGAGAATACCATCAACAACACCCCTTACCTTCTTCGGCGATGAGTCCGGCGTCATCAACAATTGCCGAGTCACCTGTTCCCACTCCTTCGGGTTGCGGGTTGTGAGCGTAACAAATGATGGTTGTCCGATGATCTTGAAATCCCGAGTCTCGATTTCACCGGTGACCTCATTCTTGATCGGGGTCTTGAACACTAACTCATCATCATCGCCGGACATCAAGGGCTTGAGCCGTTGAACAAACGCTGAAGACTCATCCTTCTCCAGCACGATGATACACTTTCCTCCAACATGGACGAGATAATTACCCTGACCATCAACCTCATCGTAGTCATACTTGAGAGCCTCACGGCTCGCGCCGGCCAAGACCATTACCATATTCTTCGGGAACCCATTGCGGGCAGTCAAAGCGAGATGGGTTTTTCCTGCTGCTGATGGACCGATCAATTCGAGATTGAGTGGAGTCCCCGACTTACATGAAAGGATAACCAAGAAGTTCATGACCAATCCAGCATCATCGCCCCGAAAGGGGATCAACCGGGAATGGTGTAGAATATCATTTACTCGGTCAAGTAGATCCAGAGAAGTGAGAAAATCTCCAATCACAGTATCGTCAATGGGCCCAAAACTGGATGCCTTACCTGTATACGTGGGTGTTGCTGCTGTTGGTGCGGGAGCCGGTGTATAATTGCCATCCCGCAACAACTCTCCAACAGTCAAGAACCCCGTCGCCGAATCCTTTTGCTCATCTAAGGGGATGCCAGCGGCCTTCAGGAGCCGTTGGATTGAGTGCTGAGAGAGGAGATTGAACTTTCCGTGAGGAGTGCCATCCAATGCAATACTGAAATCCATGCGGCCTTTGGCGGCGGAAACGAAGACGAGACTTGCTTCTCGCTCTTCAACAATCGCTGTGTATCGTATTGTGCTGTCGGGAGATTGTATCACCTCAATTGCCGCCGAGTCCTCATCCATGTTGCTACCTTATTCCCCCACCATGAAAAGGACTGGAGTGAGGGCGTTCTGACAGATTCTTTATTAAGTGTCAGGGGGTGCGAAGTATTGGAGAGAGAGAATGATGGAGAATAAACAATGTGGAAATTGCGGCCGAAAAGGGTTCAATGTTGGCAATTACAGGAGCCGTGATGTTGAGTGGGTGTCTGAAATCAAGCACGATTTGGTGTGCTACAATTGTTATCTCGACGCTCGCACTATCTACTTTCACAAACTAAAAGGAATCAAGGAGCAGAGAGGAGTCAAAGCCTCAATGTATTGTCAGTTAGAGTGTTGCTCGGATGGTGTGGTCTGATGTTCTTGAACTACCTGTTGAGAGCCGACCGATACCTGACCGACTGGAGCATTGTATACAGCGTTGTGACGAGATGTCCACTTATGTTTTTGGTAATCCCTCTCGGGTTCTTTGCTGTCTTAACAATCATCCCTGCTACCCTTTGGCTTCGCAATCGAACTATCAACGAGGTGAAGGTAATGTCCAAGAGGAAGAATATCCCAATCTACGTGTATGCTCATATTCCAAAACATTACGGGATCAGGAAGTGGTGATTAAGAATGGCAACATACACACCAATCACTGTTGATGAAATCGAAGACACCCTGACACCACTTGGCTTTGTCCCGGTTGTGATAACTGGAGTCAAAGAGCGAGTCTACGAATACCGCTACAATTACCGGCACTTCATCCGGGTCTATTCAAGCATCGAAGGGCGGCAAAGCAGATCCGTTGGTAAGGATGCTGTTAAGGTGCTTGCGCTCGCCAAGTGGGCGGGTGCAGATCATATCATCAGCCACACCAAGAGAATCAACCGTGTCGGCGGGGTGGATGCAATCCAAGACCGTCTGCGTAGCCGAATCCGTGATCTCCTTCTTCTGTCACCAAGCGTTGAACTTGATAGTAGAGGGCAGCCGATGACCCTTCGCAAGAACCGCAGAGATGGTTCTTTGTTTTGGGGACAGCCGGACTGGGCCAGCCTTGCACCCGCATACCGCGAAACAAAGCCGTTCCATAATTGAGTAAATACAGCCCGTTTAAGGGCGTTTCCTGTCAGAGGTGGATGATTTACCCACCGGAGCCGCTAACGCGCGTATACGAGCGGCATACATAGCAAGTATCAGCCGTAACGGATTTTCATCCGGTTCACTTGGGACCTATCGCCCTGTTCAATCAACCCTTTGCCTATCACAATCCACCTGAAAGTGCGCTCGGCATCAGTCAATGGTTCTGTATCCAGCGTCCACAGGAAAGCAATATCAGGATCATCATCCGGTTGTGGCCCGGCTTCGATATTCTCATGCCTGCACTCAAGCGTGGCAAGTAAAGAATGATCAGTCTGTTCCATGATACCACCCTGCTCCATTCGTTTGGACAGGGATACTAACCGTTGTCTCTCGGCAGCGGTTGCATAGAAGTCAGGTTCATCCAACATCTCAACGATTTGTGCTGCCTTCTCCCGTCTTTGGGCTCGCACGAGTTCCATCCGTGCCGACCGATTTGCTGCTCGAGATCGCATCGTTTCACGCACTTGACTTTCTCGCTCACGGCGTTTCTGTGTCGCAAACTCCTGCGCCTGCTTCAAGCCATCAGCCTTCGATAAGAACTTGAGCCAACGAAGTTCCAATACCTTGCCCGGAAACCCATGAGATCGTAACCGGCGAATCATGGATTTGTGTAGTGACGGTTCAATCGCGAGTAAAGTATCCTCGAACTTTGTGAGATCATCCCATACAGACGGACACTTCTCCATGAATTGTTGCCGGAGATACTCTTTGCGTGCTTCGGTCATTTGCCCGGTTAGAAACTCGCGCTTCTCTGCTTCAGTGAGCAACACCCCATCAACCTCAATCTCGAGATAGCGTATCACACATAGATTGCCGATGATCACTTCCTCAAGGGTCTCGCGGTTGCGGATAATGCAATTCTCCACAATGGGGTTCTTACCACAAGCGTAGCAAAATGTCTTCTTGCCATAGACTGAATTGACGTATTTCCAATCAGAGACAATTTGTTTCCAATTCTTGACGGTGCCGTCAGGCATGAAGAGAACCGATTTGAATGCGATATTCTTCACCACACGCTTCTCCCAACCCCGAGCACCCGAAGTAATGCTTTCAAAGAGCGCGGCAGGCATGTCACCATGCGCTCCCTGACGCCTCCAATCCTCTGCAATCAGTTTCAGGTCTCCAGTTAATAATTCAGGCATGTTTTCATCTCCAATAGGTATCAATTGAATTGAGGGCTGATAAGAGGGTATCGTGGTGTTCTGTCACAGCAACCTCTATCCAAGGATGATGTGTAATTTGCTTGCCCGGATCAATGAGTAACACAGGTTTGTGCCAAAGCATAGCGAGAGCGATCTCCATCAAAGTTCCAATGCCCCTCTTTGTTGCATCCGCTGGCCAATAACACAAAACGATATCGCATCTACTAACATCCCGCATATCACGAGCAACGAGCGGCTTCGGTTGGGTTGGTATTGTTGATAAGTCTCCGGTATCATTAGGCGAAGGATGGTTGTCTCCACGAACCGGGTCAATACCAATACAGTCCATATCATCCAATTCTAATCTCGCGAACTCACGCCACTTCACACAGTGATCAAGAAGCGCCAAATCCAACGGCCCGCATAGGTATACTTTCATGGTAGTGACCTCCGTAGCCAAGAAGGGGGGGGCGAGAGCGAGTCCTTGAACCATGAAGGTAACAAATGCCCGTTGCTTTTCAGGAACCGATCCCATCCACGATCAAGAATGAAAACCGCGCCCACGTCTTCGGAGGTTCTTACAATGCGCCCGGCCATCTGCACCAATTTCAAAGCGGTCTGTGTATTGAACCATGATTGGCACGGCTTCGGGCAAGTCCAAGATCCGCACAACTTTCCACTGTATTGTGTAGATGGCTCGTATGGACATTCAGGAGTCCCTTCATACTTTGCTCGCCATCGATGTTCATCCGTTTCCATGCGGGTTGCAATTTGAGGATCCGGTGTGTAGAGATATGGGATTTTGACCAAGACCAACCACTCAGCCAACCGGCCATGAAAGTCGAAACCCTCATTCACATATGTTGAGATCAGAACATACGGCTTGCTGAAGTCGGTCATGAACCTATCCAGAATTGGTTGTCTCTCTGCTTTGGATGAGCCATGCGTAAGTATCCTATCTCCAAACCCTGCGGCTTCGAGACCTTGCACTATCTCTTTCCTGATTGCGTGTGAATGAGGCAGTATCACACCACGCTCTTCGCTGAAGTGCTTCATGATTCGGGCGATGGCCTTTACTTGCTTCGGGATAGTATGCTTCCGCTTGCCCCAAGACATTGGGCCGCATGGTGCGTAGTGGATTTTGGTGTTCTCTTTTGGGAATGGTGATTCGGTGATGTTGACATACAGAGTGCGCTGATCAGCGAGACCAAGTGAGTCGAGGAATGTGTCAATGTCCAATATCGTAGCCGACATGAACAGGCGCTGCTTACCACAACGAGCAAGGTAATTCGGAACCCAAGGACCAACCCGAACCGGTTTGAAAGTAGCAACATCAGCCTTGATCTCGCTCACTACATTAGTCGGGTCTTGCAAAAGGGTTCGAAGCATCGATACCTTGCGAAGAAGCCTATCCCATGCTTCACGCTCATCATCATACACCGGGTCTTCTGGATCAAGTGCATCGAGTCCACGAGCGCAAGCAACATGCATCGCATCAATTTCAGGCACCCAATCCGCTGTGTGGTAATGGTGAGGCATGTGGATATTACCACCGAAGGCCAACATCCAATCATCGAGAGTAATGGATACCTCCAACATATCCATGAAGAAGGATTCCAATTTATGTGCTTCGTCCACTATCAGTAATGAGCGGCGCTCGAACATATCATCCCCTTGCACCACACGAAATAGATATGATGGATTGGACAACGCTAATCGATGACCTCTTGCCCGGAACTTCTGTGCATAATATGGACAGGGGTCAGCCTCTTCGGTATGTTTGCATCGGCGCTTGCCCTGATAGCAGGGTGCACCTGTGGCGGTTCCATCCCGAGCCCAACATTCGAAGTTCCCTCGTCCACGAACTTCAACCAGCCGCGTTCCATAATCAGAACGGTATTGATCTGTAAGGCCAAGTGATGGCGTGATCAAGTATGCATCGCTGTGCATTGCTTGAATGGTAATCGCGATGGGCGATTTACCAATCCCGGTTGGTGCCTGAATCACAATGTTGTCGAATCCCTCTTTATCATTATCCATCGCCCATTTGATCACAGACAGGGCTTCACCTTGAAGTGGGCGTGGCTCTGCCATAGGAAACAGGGGTTTTACTTGATCCCATAGGTCGGGGAGAGGGACTTGCGATGGAATGTTGATTTTCACCACTGGCATGATTTGTGTTCCACTCCCCACCATCATCAACTTCAGGTGAAGGCATCGCTGGGATACCAAACCAATTGTCAGTGACAACTGTCACGTGTAGATATAAAACCCAAACGCCTGAAATCATGAGTTCACTGGATCAAATGTCTCAAGAGTGGGGGCGTCCCGTGACGCAATAGTCCGACAATCGTGATCGGTCAGGCTCATTTGAGAATAGGCAGGTTGGAGGTCTCTCCATAGGAGAGACTCCAACCTGTTAGGTTATGAATACACAACTCATACACGCTAAGGGGGATACACGAGGCTATCGTGTGGTGGATCATGTCCCATATGAGTGCCTTCAATTCATTTGCCGGTTCTCCAAATCAATAATCATGGACACCGGTGTTGCTATTGGAATTGGACTTGCGATCGGTGGTGTTCTGATGTGGGGTCTACAGCGTTATCAGGCTATCATGGCGGATGGCAAGGTTACTCTCGAGGAGGTTGTTGATGCGGTTAAGGATGGCACGGATGTTGTAGCCGACGCGGCGGAGACAATCGATGAAGTGAGGGATATGGATGCCGGAGAAGACTGACTCGGCTGAATTGGATAAAAGAATCCGACTTCTAATGGAAGCAACAGGCCGCTCTGAAGAAGACATTCGTGCTGACCTCAATGATGATGGTCTTCTAAATGATTCAACAAAAGGCAATCTCGCGGATCAACTGAAAGAGGCGGCGGCACTTATCGCAACCGTCCAAGACATCAGCAAGGATATCAAGGATAACACCGTTCTGAATGGTGGAGAAAATAAAACCGACGTTTGTGTAGAGACCACCCTTGAGGGGGATATAGTTGATCGCGCAATTGATTCGGCGATAACCAAAGCACAGAAGATCAAGACTTTACTCATTACGCTTGCGCCGATATTGGCGTTGCTTGGCGCATCCGGCCTTGAGGGTCTCGGGATAGTAGACATAACCGATTGGGGTGGCGATTCGGTTTGGGATGATGATAACGGCAGCGGCGGTTACTACCCTGTATGGGGCTGCACAGATCCAGAAGCCACGAACTTCGACGAAAATGCAGATTCGGATGATGGTTCCTGCGAGCCCGAACCGGAACCCGAACCGGAACCCGAGCCCGAGCCGACCACAGGTTGCACCGATCCAGAAGCAGAGAATTACAATTCAACTGCTGATGAGGATGATGGGACTTGCGAATATCCACCATCTGAGCCATGTGACCCGGTGATATACAGCGCGTATCCATATACAAACAACAACAACACCACTGTGTCCGTTTCATTCGATATCGATTGCACCAACGCGGGTGTCTCAGAGAACATTAGCATTCAGTGGTTAGCATGGACAAACGGCACTAATCATTCGAATACAGAAGGCCCAGCAAATTGGACATCGGAGTCCTATGTGATTCAGAATGAAGAATGGGATGAATATACTCTATCCCTAAGCAACTTCACCAACGGTTCATATGATTTGTTTCTTTACGTCTTATGGGGAGATGATGGAGCCTATCTCGAAAGGAAGTGGATGGACATCGAACTCATGGCATCGGAGGATGACTAACTGAGGGATACACTTGCCGAATATAACAGATCCACTATGTATTAAGTTCGGGGAATCGGAAACGTGCGCAAGCGGCGATTTGTTATTTGCTGCTCTTGCGGTTGAATGTCTGTTCTACATTATTCTCTTCATGGGTGGTTGGGCGGGACTCAAACATTGGTGGAGTAGAAACGAGCGCAACCGTAAGCGCAACCGTAAGCGCAACCGTAAGCATTGAGAGCATCACTTCCGTTTATCTACCATACCTCCCCCTCGAGAAACTATGAAGACAGTGCGCCTTGCAGGTGTAATCTCAACCCACTTGAAGGAGACAGATTGCCCTCTCACCACCCGACAAATCCTTGACCATGTAAACACACGAATGCGTCATGGTTCCACAATGCACCAACTTAGCAATGTCTTATCCAAACGCCCCGAGTTTATTCAGTTCGGTCATACGCAGGTCAGTGGGATGCTCAGTCGCGCTGGGTATGAAATGATGACATGGGTTCACGCAGATCGGGAATGCGACTTCGATGAAGGGGGGGTTCTTATTGCGGATACGAGATGATATTGAGGAGATTGTAATCAAGCACGGTGAGACATTCCATTTAGCGACCCGTCAAGGAAACCGAATAGCAACCCGGTGCGGATTGGTAGCAAAAGGCATCTCCGGGAATACCACCCACTTCAAGAGGGTGGAGGTCGAAGCGACCCATGTGGAATGTGATGAGTGCAAGCAGGCTCAATCCATTCTCGAGGACGTGAAACCATGACAACCATGCCAACCCAAGCAGATATCAACAGAATGAAACCATTAGAACAGGCTGCACTGCAAGAAGCGCAGGCAGCCATGAATGAATTGTCCACATACATTGCGGGCATGGAACCAACAATTCGGGAGACCTTGCCGGCTGGCGATCCAGCGGTGGTGGAGTTCATCCGGTTGAGAGATGCCGGTTCGGCTGCCCGCGTGAAGTATGAGACTATCAGATCAGAACGGGCATCCGCCGAACCATTCATCCGCTTTCAGGAATCGATGGAGAGACAGAAGGACGAACTAATATCCTTACCCGAAGCGCGTATGCGTATGGCCGAAGTCAACTACCTTAACGCCCTCATGGGCGAGCACGAAGCACTATCTATGCTGATGGTGCAGGGACCTCAAGTTCTCGAGCAATACGACGCCGCACTTGCGAATCTCAACCAATGGCGACAAGAGTATACCGATGCGAAGGAATCGCATAGTAAAGCACCCAATGCAATCGTCAGTCCAATGTCGATGCAACATGAAGCGCCCCCACAACCCACATTGGATGACTTCGTTGGGGGGGACGATAGTGAAGAGTAACTTACAGAAATTGAAGACCATGTTGGATGAGGCATTCAATGATATTGCCCGCGCAATGGATAATGCGCCCGGCATGATGTTTGACCTCTCTAACCTCTCTCGGGCTATCGATGCCCATGAAACAGACTTTGAGGATTTATGCGAGCGTGTCAGGGTGCTTGAGGAACGATTTGAAGGCGGGGATGGCGGGGATGGCGGTCATGAGCAGCCATGACCAAGAAGAAGCCGAAGCGGCTTTGGCTCAACGGGTCGATGCTGAAATGCAAGACGATGCTGTTGTTCGATGGGTTGCTCTCCTTTCACTTGATGGAATGACCGTCAAGGAGATTCGAGAGCGTTTACTTTCAGACCGCCTGATCACAAAAAGTATGAGTGAAGACCGAATCCGAACCATTTGTTCTCGAGCCCTTGCGGCACGGGGTGATCTGAAACATATTGTGAAGGCTAAAGCCGAACTCACGGATCAGGCATGGTTGAGACTCGATTCATACATGCGGAGAAAGCGAGTGATTGATATGATGGAAATAGTATGCTCGACAGCAATGGATGAGGCGCAGACGGTATCGCAACTCAATCAGGTCTCGTTCATGCTTGCAGGACTTTCGAAAGTTCAAGATCAGATGGATTCATTTACAGGCTCCAAGGCACCTCCTGTGTCTGTGGTTGCTCATGTTACATATGACCCCCTTGAGCAAATGCGCAGGGTTGTCCAAGAAGAAGTCCGAAAGGGGCAAGAAGTAATCGATGTCGAGGTTATCGCGGATGAGGGCTTTGGGGATGAAGAAGAATGAGGCTATGCGTTGTCAGGAAATGCCATCGTATGGCACGCAGGGGATTTAGGAAGTGTGCAGTTTGTATCATGGGTGGTGAGCCATTAACCGCCGGTGAGCCTATTGTCGAGGAAGAAGAATGAACACAGAACTCTTGCAGGCAGTTATTGGCGACGCACTTGAGTTCAAATGTGAGCACAATGTGAAAACGTGGATTTTCGATCCGCCTTACAACATTGGCTATGTTGGATATGAGACCATCACTGATTCCCTTTCATTCGAAGAGTATGAAGAGCAGATGGAGGCGTGTGCACGAAAGATGGCGGAAAGCACCCCCGATGGTTCTTTGTTCATGATTAACTATCCTGAGCAAACCGCGAGATTGCTTCCCGCCCTTGAACGGGCAGGATGGACATTCCACCAGTGGATATCATGGGTATACCCATCCAACATTGGAATTACCGAGGCCCGGTTCACGACAGCAACACGGGCAGTGCTTTGGCTCGTTCGTGGCGATGCAGAGTTCTTTGTGGACAGAATAAAGGAGGACTACAAGAATGCAGATTGTAAGCGCATTCTCAAGAGAATCGGCAACGGGTCTTCGGGTCGGAACTCGTATGATTGGTGGGAGATCAATATGCGAAAAAACGTATCAGTGGGTTTCAGGGAATGGGCAAATCAATTACCTGTTGAATTGGTTCGACGTTGTATTGTTGCATCAACCAATGAGGGAGATGTGGTAGGTGACCTCATGGCCGGATCCGGAACTGTATATGAGGTGGCACGAAGTATTGGACGGTTGGCTGTGATGAATGATATTGCGCCCGGTGCTATGGAGCATTGGAAGTCCATTATGAAAACTGAACCTCTTTCACTCGAAAGGGAAGCAACACCAATTCAGGATCGGGCATGGGGACGTATTTTCGATGATTTACCCATGAAAACAGAGAATGAGGGATATTTCCGGCACGAAAGGGGCAAATTGAAGGATGGCTCCTAACAGGCGACTACGAGACTGACACTTAACTACAGTTCATATAGGACAGACCCCTCGTAGGGTCATGGCGAAAACAGCGGAAACACATATCACCAGCAAGGGACAGGTCCTCAAAGTGCAGTCACACGTGGGAGCAGTAGCCCGAAAAGAGGTCATGGAACAGGTCAAAGTCCTCACAGAACTCCTCGATTTGCCCGCCGGTATTCGTATCAATTTCTATCTCGGTGGTAAGGAAGCGACCAACATGGGTTGCTTCGGACCCGGTCGCCGAACACGCGGCACCCACCGACAAATCAAGAATCAATGGAGAGGCGATGGCGCCGACCATTGGGTTGCCCTCAACCGCAACTTTTGGGTTCGAATCAAGGACGCACAGAACCGAGCAAAAGCATACGGTGATTGGCGAGCAGGAGTTCAGGGCGAAGAGAACAAAATAGCACGGGAGCAGGCGCAGTGGAGAGAGACACTTGCGCACGAGATGATTCATGTCGACCAATTCAGCAGCGGCCGATGCCACACCCGCTACAACGGACAGAAGTGGGTTTACACTTTCTCCGGCGAGTGGGATGGAACTGATGGTCACCGATCTTACACAGACGAGGTAACAATCAAGAACAAAACCCACACATGGGAGACTTACCGAAACTGGCCGTGGGAGCAGGAAGCATGGGAGATGAGCAAGCAGACAATGGAGACAGCACAGTCAATGATTGCAGGCACCCACACCCCGAAGAAGGTCGTTACAATCAGCAAGCCCACAGCAGGCAAGTTCGTCTGCGAGCATTGCGGCAAGGAATACGGCAGCCGACAGGGCCGATACAATCACATGAAGAAGAACCACCAATGAAGGAGAGATACAGATGAAGGGATACAAAACAGACAGGGTTCATGGATGCCGCCGGTTCCGCAAGGTTGGGGATTATTGGCTTCAGCAGATTAGTGGCACCGTCAATTCATCGAAGGAACTTACCCTAAGTGTCTGCGCTCACTATGCTGTGCGATATCCCGAAGCGATAGTCAAGTGCTTCAAAGTGCGATGTAGGGGAGGCTCACGCACCCCTTCGTGGAAGTGGGTCGTTTATTGGATTCACCCGCACCAAATGCGCCAGCAAGATAAGGAGATGAAACAATGAGTCCACCACAACATGATTCAGACCTTCACTATTGCATTTGCGGCAAAGGATTCCGGACTCGTCAGGGTCTTTACAAACACGTCCGCCGAGCGAAGGAATGGCGGATCCACCATAAGGCGTGAAATGCCCCAATAGCCTGCGCATAGCGGGTGCTTTCTGTCAGGTGGGGGATTTACACCCCCAATCCATTCTCTCGCGGCTATGGCCGCTTAAACGGGCGTTAACTGTCACTGAACGCTAATCCCCACGAGCAAGGATGCCGATTCGGGTGGGTTCATAAGTGTCACCGCTTTCAGACATACTGTAGGTGCTGGCGAAATGTGGGGCGATATGGGGAGTCAAGGCGACTTCAAATCCGATGTTAGATCAGACACCACCAATGAGGAATGAGAGATGATGAAAGTATACCAGTGCAGGCGATGCGAAGGCACCCACCTGCGAGCGATAAAAGAGAGAGATGGCCGAACCGAGCGGATCACCCACCGAGTCTGCACGACTTGCGGGGCGATACACTTCATCGAGAATCAAGGGAGCAAGAAGCGAGACCGTGCCCTTACTAAGATGATGCGAGAGCACGCCGAGAGAGACCCCGATTGGAATAGCCCTGAGAGACAGGCGGAGCGAGAAGCCGAGAGAACCCCTGAAGAGAAGCAACAGCGCAAGGAGATGGATGAACAGCGCAAGGAGATGGATGTTAAGTTCGCAGAGATGGCTGCAACCCTGCAAGCACAGGCCGAAGCGGATGGATACGAAAGTCACCAAGCACAAATCGATGAGCGGTGGGAGAAGGGAGACTTTCAGAAGGCAGCAATTGTCGTTGAGAAGGACAGCAACAACCGGCACCCGGCTATTCTCGCATTGGACTGCCTGTCCGGTTTGCTTGAGACTTATGATCTAACATTCGAAGACCTGAACTCAATCATCACCAAGTCGAGAGCATGGGATGATATCCAAAAGAGTCTCGATAACGGACAACCCCACGAGACAGCAATCATGTTTGCAAGCGCACTCATACCGGACACCGATCATTGGATGGACAATTGCCCGATATCAGATATTCTATGGTCTCCGGGAACCGAGTAAACCGCTCTCTCATAATTTGTGAGCCCGATTTGATGGCAAGGTTGCCATGAAAACACGGCCACAACCTATGGTCAAAAAGTAGGCCATTGAGTAAAGTCGGATATGCACGTTTCAGAGCCGGTGTATTTGCTGCGATTTACGGCGATTCATCAGGAAGTGGGGTTGGAGTCCATCCAATGCAATTCAGAGCGTATACGGACGGTATAGGAGGCGTTACGAGGCATTGTGCTGATAACCCGAAGACTATGGTGTGTCTGACAATGAATCTGAGCGGTAACCATAGCATTCGCAGAAATCGGCAAATCCCATATGACAGAAATGGTGGATACAGGTCCCGGCGCCCGCCCCAACAGGGGCTCCGCTCCTATGAGTCGCTGACTCAAATCTCGATGGCCTCGTTGGTCCACGTGCGCACGAGGTTGTCGATGGTTGTGATGGTTTGCATGAGGTTGCGACTATCGGATACATAAATCGGAAATGTGACGAGGCCGCAGTGCAGCGTTTAGGCCGGGGATCCAGCGATGCGTGAATGACATTTTGGCCGGGTGATTGTGGACCAACGATCAAGCGACGATAAGCGGGTCCGAGCGAGCAGTGCAGCGTTTGTCAATGACAAAACGGCCGGGTCCGATATTGACGTCTGACGCGATCCATCACGGCGATCAGGCAACTCGGGAACAGGATGGAATAGAGCGCATCTAAGGGCGGTTTCTGTCAGAGGGGGGGGATTAACCCACCAGTGCTGAACAATCGCAGCAGGGGGCGTCTACGGCTACTGTATGGCTGGGCTGGGCTGGGCTGCTGGGCTGGGTCGTAAACGATCACAACAACGGACCAGCACGTAGTCGACGATGTTTACGTGGTTCCAATAATAGGGGCGCATCACAAAGTCTACACAACAACGTCGGCTACGTGTCGATACGTTGTTTACGTGATATGCGATTTTGGCTGATTTTAGCGAGTCCTCACAACAACGTGCAGCACGAGGGAGGGGGGGGATGGGGGAGTGGGGATATCACCCCCCTCGAGTTTCACAGAGTTGTCAGGATTGGCCCACAAAAAACGTGCGAGCAGTATAGCGTTTAGACAATCCTTTTTTCTGCACATATTTCCGTCTGATCTCAAGCGAGTGGGATAATCAAGGAAGAATTGACATGGCTGCTGGGCTGGGCTGCAAAGCAAGCACGGGGGGGTCGTTTGTATGGACACATCAGAGGGGCGCGAGAGAGTTCGTGATCATGTGCAGCACGGTGCTGGGGGAGTAAAGAAAATTGTTCGGTATCATGGAGAGTCCGAGAGGGTGGGGACCCCCCGCCGTGTCGAGCCAGCACCATCGGCGCGCCGCCGCCGCCATCCACTATCCTCAAAATCTGAGTCTCGTTTTTTTGTATGCCGTCTGACAGAAAATGGATATTCACATCGAGTCCGCAAGCGCAGCACCCCGTCTCCGGTCCCCGTTTGATATCGAGTCCTTCTTCTATTACATTACCAATTATTTCACAACAACATACCGGTAAGGGGGACACCCCTTTGAGGTAACATGGGGGATCGGCACCGGTGCCCTAACCTCAATTCATTCTTCGAAGCGAGTCCCCGAGTCTTCATGACGTTTGGATATCCACGAAGGACTGTCCGCGAATGCGCTCGATGGATTTAGCATCGGCGTTTACTTGGGGGCATCACGGCGGGTTCATAGATAGTCACTGAGACCGTCAAACATGACCGAAGTAAATGATAAGAACAACATAGACCCTGAATGGATAGTGCCTGAACCAACGCCAATTCCTGAAGGTGGGTGGAGAACCGAAGACATTGGGAGAGAGATTTACATCCGTCTCCAATATGGAACTATCGTGCCGGACACCATTGTTGTCGCCACTCTTGGACATGGACCCGATCACCTCGTTGTGGGGCCGGCTCATGAGATTGGAGGTTTCCTTGCTCGCATTGGGCATTTGCAAGAGTTAATGCAGGCGACTCAATCGTGGGTTGATCAGATTCGAGAACATACGGAAGAAGACGAAGGAGGCTTTACTGTATGAGTCTATTTGATAGCAAATTGTGTCGAGGGTGCAACCGTCCGCTCAGTCGAGATGGGAATGTGAAGGGAACCGCCCCGCAGAGCATTTGTGATCCGGACTACTGCAAGACTTGCGTTGCTGGGAGAATGCGGGCATGACTCCGAGTGAGTGGATCATGGTTCTCGCCTGCCTGCTATTCGTGCTCGCGGGTATAATCACTTTCCTCGAGACCCGTAATTGGCGTATCTCGGCTGCATTGATTTGCATCGGGGTCGCTAATGCCCTGTTGCTATGGGAGGCGAGCGTGTGACAAGATCTATTTACAATTATTTCATTCTCACTACCATCATTGAAGATGGATGGATATATGTCGATGAATTGGTTTACTTCCGTCGCGGTCGGTCTCCGCATCGAACGGGAGATACAGAATTGCGAATGTCGTTTGGGAGGCGACCGATATGACCCATAAGAAGCGGTGTAAGCAAGAGAAGTTCTCACCATGCTCTCGGCGTGGAGCGGGGTATGGATTTAGGGTTCGCTGTAAGCAACGCACTTCGCATAAGTCAGGCTACTGCAAATTGCACAGGGGGTCGAACCATGACTGATGATGAAGTCCCCGATGATGAAGTCCCGTTGCCCGAGATCATAGAGTGTCCATTTTGTGAATACGATTCTCGGCTGGCAGATCCGCATACGCAGAGTCGCCTGTCCTTTGTTTTGGATAAGGAGACACCGTGCGGTAAGAAGTATCGCCAATGGGTGCACATGGGTTGCGCTCAAGAATACAATCGAACGCAGCAATAAATGTCAGAGAGTTTATTAAGTGTCAAGGGGTCGGAGCAATCATGGCGAAACCAGATTTGATGTTTGACCCGAGATACTTTGTTTGGGGGATCAAGCCTGAACGCTCGCAGCGTTTCATGGAGTCCGTCCGAATCGAGATAAAGAAAGTCAAGGCTTTGAAGCACGGCGGATGGAAGAAGGATGGATACTACTATCACAACGAGCACTTCCCCAACTATAAGATCGCCATCGAGAGAGATGGTGGTGAATGGGAGATTCGCACCGAGAGAAATACGAAGGACTCACTACCAACCCCCGACATTCTGTGGGATATGTCTCAAATCAATGATGACTTCATGTGGCTCGGTCGTCCTAAGTCTCAACTACCTTACTACTCGGTGCAATTGGTTATCGCAAGAGCCCGCAAGCACCGACCATATGACCATCCGGATTGGATTGCACAGGCAACGGGTGAAGAGCCTGATATTGTATGGGCCGCGTATGAGAAGATCGCTGCTGAGAAGATCGCTGCGTATTGGGCTTTGAGTCATCAGAAGCGCAGACACGTTTCATGGCCTTGGCTTTACAAGAGAGGCGATTACTACATTGAGGAGGGTGCCGAGAATGTCTGATTCATGGAAACGTGGGAAGCACCCTCAACGTAAGGTTGTAAAACCACGCAGGGGCAAGAAGAAGCCCCGAGCATTAAGTCCGAATCAACTTGACCTCTCGGGTGTTCGCTTCAGACCCGCTACTGGAGAGCCTCACAATTATATTTCATTCAATGGGGATATCCCCCATGCCGCTGAGGTGGTGTTCAATCTCGCCATAGCGCAAGTCTCAGGGGGTAAAGTCGCCGAATGCTGCTACATGGTCAGTGAGGCCATCGCAGGTGCCTGCAGAGAGCACGGGCTACGGGCTGAAGCAATCCTTTGTGATGTCTATGCATGGAACGCTGATGCTGAACAACTCATGAAGAATCCCGAACTCTTGGATGAATGGGTGGAAAGAGCCAATTTGAAATCCCGCAGGCGCAGAGAACTCAATTTGATCCAGCCGAAGTTCATCGGCATTGATCACGAACAGGTTGTCGAGGGCGATGGTTATGATGGTCATGTTGTAGTCCGTATAGGGGATAGAAGCGGGTGGTCTTGGGTTCTCGATGCTACCTTTGGACAATTCGCCCGTCCTCATCACAATATCGTCCCTGCTCAATGGGCGCTGATACCTTGGCAGCAGTTTGTTGCTCATGATTACCTCTCAAACATTGAATTGATTGAACCGAAATCGGTTGCACCGGGCAAGGTCGCGATGAGAGCCGGGCCCGAAGGATTCTTCACTGTGTGTTTGAGACCGGATCTCGACAGCGAAGAGCCTGCTTACTTTGATCACACTCCAACCGCCCGAACCAACATCGCTGCATTCACCAAAGACCTGATTGTGGACAGCAAGGCCTTGATCAGACAGATGGCTGAATCACCGAAGGATGAATATCAGGTGGGAGCATCAGCGCAGGTTGAATTGGATGGAGAGATCAGCGAATAATATCACGGAGATGGAATATATGGTTGAACCACCTACAGAAGTCGATATTGGAAAGTGCCACGTCTGCGGCGACGCAATCATTGTCAAGACCGATGATCAAGAAGCACTCAACGTCGTTTGTGATGCTGATCCAGACACCGGCGAACTTACCGGCATTCAGTTCTTCTGCACCTCCTGCTTCACGGCTGCGTTTGGAGTTGATCCATGATGCCGTCACCAACCAGCAATACTTGGAACCGTCGACCTCGATTAAGAAAGGCCATTCGCAACGCTATCGTAAGCATCCCCCTCGAATTATTCACCGCTCATGAAGTGGTGGGTTGGTTTGATACTTTGAAACCACGCCGCAAATCTCCACCCGATATACATCGGGTCAGGCAAGAAATGAGGGTAATGGAAAATGATGGGTTGGTGGAATCGGTCGGACGGGCTGCACCAATTCATCGGGTGCTCATGAACGATTTGTCGGATGGTTATGTTTCAGGTCTCCCCAAAGCATTGCTCTACCGGAAGACCTGCGGTTTGTGCCATGTATGCGATGAGATAATCTCTGAAAATATGCTCACAGGAAGCGAAGAAGCGCCTGAGTGCCTATCATGCTTCGATGAGGATCCGCCGGAGGTTGTTTGAAATGCCCAAAAGAAAAACGTGGACGAACATCGACCTTTGTTGTATGGCTCATTTGGGATTTGCACATGAGACCGACCTTGAGTTCGTTGCCGAAGCACCGGCTGGCGGTGATCAAGGACAAATGAAAATGTTCACCGACTGTGATACATGCGGTCGGCGATGGTCGATTCGACCTGAATCCAAAAGACCAAAAAGGAGTGGGCGAAATGGCCCATCGAAGGAGATGAAAGAATGAGAATGTGGATGATACCCCCCATGCTAATGTGTCGAAAGCACTTGCTCGGAGAGCATGTTGAAATGCATATGTTGGCTGGATCAATTAACAAGGGAATCTCAATGCAGGGATATATCGATAATGGATTGGTCAATCTCGAATTCATTGAAGATCGGCATAGACAATTGGTTGCTGAAATGTTGGAGAGAGGATACAACCACAAATCCCCCCTCCCGAAAATAAAGACGATTGCAGGCCCCGTTGGATCCGTGGATTCTGCTGCGAACCTCAAGGAACTCGCCCGTAGATGCCGCGAATGCCGCAAGAGGATGGAAGACCAATCGATTCCTGAGATGCTTTTGGTTTGAAGCATTAAGACCCTCATGTGATTTACCGGCTCCGCCGATGTATTATCGTGGATGAAGCCCTTAGCATGGGATCAATTGACGATGGTTACCCGTGCCCTCAGAAGCATCGAGGGCATGATTGTCCGTGTAAACCCTCATACCAACACAGTCTCGGGCTTTGGTTGTGTTCGGGTTGTGGTTGGTCATATGATATCACCGCTGAGGATTGTCATATTTGTGGAGATCCGCATGACCGCCCACCCAATCCTCTCCCTGAGACTGAATTATTTCTCTCCTTCGTTGATCCGGTAACCCAGCGCATTCTTTCGATGCATACTTCCTGTGCAGTTCAAGAATACCTCAGTGCAATTCTTGGACGTGGTGACAATAGTGGGGGCATCCCTTGACCCTATATGTCAGAGGGTGCCGCACGGTAAATCATGGCCGAAAAAGAAACCAGCCAAAATGAGATGAAGCGGTTGTTCCGCCTCTTCGGGGATCTCCCCGCAGATAAGGCACACGCCGCAATGAAGACCGACCCGACCGTGAAGGCATTGCCGAAGCGGAATAGGGTGCGCTCGACTTGGCGCGTGTTCAAGGAGCATCCGAACATTGAGCAGGGTGCAGTATGGATTTGCACCGATGGCCGCCGCTTCTTGACCCGACAGGGACGCTACCGCTACTGCAAGCGCACCGCAGGCGTTGAGCCCGTGAGAGGTGACTGAATGTCATCTCCACTCGGACCTCAGAAGTGCCGATTTGTGCAAGCCTTTGGCATGATCATTACCACCTGTGGTGTGATGACCAACGATCCATCCGGATTGTGCGAAGAACATCGTGACTGTGGGGGTGCTCACGAATGATACCTCCATATATGGAATACAAACATCCATCAGGCACCGTTCTCCCTCTCGTTTACGCTTCACAAAATCCGGATACACTTGAGATCACAGCGAGATTCGAGAATAGCGACGGCACCCTTTGGGCGCAGGTTACATCGACACGCAGATGGAATCACGTCGAAGTTAGCGAGTCCTGATAGTCTCCGACTCCCTTTCAACGTGGGGTCACTACCGATTATCATGCCCAAACCAGTGAAGACCATTGCTGCCTTAACTTCCCCGAGAACACTTGGCATTGAGATTGCCACCCTTCTCATGACTAACCCGAACAAAACATTTGCTATCCGGCGAGACAGCGAAATGATCACAATATGGGAGGTTGAAGAGAATGAGCCAACACCGGATGAGCCTCAATAGAGAACACCTTGCACTTGCCTGCACGTTATACGGCGGCCTACGCAGACAGAATCCTTTCCTTGCCGACTTACCTGAGAACCCATTATGGGTCAAGTGGCGATACTTGCCGCTGGATCGCTGGCGATGCTATGGTGAAGCACAAAAAACGAAGCACGGATTGGTGATAGCGATCAATCCTGTCGCCTTCGAAGAGGGCTGGGTATTCATCCTTGAGGGAATTATCAACCATGAAATGGTGCATCTCCTGATCCCCGAGCACGGTCATGATTCCACATTTGAAGAATATGAATCGGGGTGGGAACACTTGCTTGATTTCAGGGATTGTCTCCGGGTGTTCCGAGATGAATCCGAGCGGTTGGCGGTGGATAGGACAATTGTTCATATCTACAAATGCCCCGAATGCAGTATTGAGATCAAGACTGACAGGATGCTTCCTCAAGGGACAGCGTGTAAATTGTGTTGTATGGCGTATGGACGGGGGCGTCATGACTCTTCCTTTGCCTTGAAATACGTGGGGAGGACTCGTTTTGGTCATGGCAGACAACGAGACCCTGACCCCGAAGAAGCGAACGAGCAAAGAACTGAAACAAGCGATACGAGAGGAGATCCTGCATAACTTTGGTTCGGGATTCGAGCCGATCACGAAAGCATCATACATTGCAATCCGATTGAAGGGAGATACCTCCAATTGCGCCGCGATCTTTGGGTCGAAGGGTGGACAGTCACTCTGGATCAAGACCGATGCTGGAACACACTTACCTGAAGTCGTGGATATTCGCGATGTCAGCACATATGGACGTGGCTGGCAAGTCGCAGTGGATATTGCAGATGAAGAAGACCCGAATCTCGGTTTGGCGGTTTTGGCGGTCAAGGCATCGCTTGGTTCTGATAACCAATCAGCGGAAGAAGAGGAGTAATCATATTCACGGGGCGGTGGTGGTTCAACGACTTTCTCTCAGTCATGGACATCCCATTCATTCTCCACCACCCCCCACCTACTTCCGTCACTGAACCGGCTTTATTCGAGGGCATGGATGCAGACCCTTTATTATCTGTCAAGGGGTCGAGGATTACATGGCAGAGAGAGATACTGACCCGAGCACTGAGACTGATACCGACTGGAAAGAGGAGACACCGACGCTGCGCACTTGCGCAAAGGTGATCGGATACGGGGGTGGAATCCCCGAACACCGCGACCTACTGTCCGAGTGGGAGCAAAACTTCGTTGATGATATAATCCGACGCGGACGAGGTAACCTAACCTTCAAGCAAGCATCACTCAGAGACCGCATTCTTCTGAAGGTGAAGAAGGGACAGAAGGGAGACCTTACTATTGAAGAGAAGAAGAACACCGCAGGTGCTGCGAAGGCAACCAAGCAAGTCCTCAAGGATTTGCAAGAGACTGCTGAACAATCAGGTGTGATGAATGATTGGGAGAAGGGATTCATGGGCGATATCATCCGCCGTGGTCGTTCCCTATCACCCGCACAACAGCGCATCGTGGACAAAATCATGGCGAAGGTCGAGAAGGCCGCACCCGCAGATGATGGTTCGAATTGGTGGGAGTCCGATGAAGCACTCAAAATACTATGGGAGACCGACCTCGAGAGCGATGATCTTACAGCATGGGAGAAGTCATTCATTCGAGATCAGAAGAACCGTTGCACCCGCAGCATGTCTGCGGCAGGCATGTCTGAAAGGCAGCGAGCGATTGTCCTCAATATACCCGAGCGCATGGTTGCGAACGCAGCCGCACGAGCGAAGGCGGCAGAGCGACAGGCACTCATGGAGACTATCACCACCGAGAGTGGATTCGAGCGCGTGGCTGAACTGATGAAGGGAGCATTGGAATCCGGGCTGAAGCGCCCGGCAGTTACCTTCACCGTCGAGCACACCGTTGATGACTCTGATAGAGTCTCAGAACTCACTTTCCGCTGCGATGCACACACCCCGAATATCATCGAGGTCAAGAACACCCATCGCAAGGGCGGGCATGTATTTGGAATCATCGACATCACCTCAGGCGACTTCACCTACAATGGTCTTTGCCCGGATTGGGTTGTTCTGTTCACCCGCAAGGTCGCAGAAGATCCAGAGGCGGCCGCAGTCGAGAATGGATTCCTCACTGGAGCGTGCTGTTTTTGCCGCATTGGTCTCCACGACCACCGATCCACAGCGGTTGGCTACGGTCCGATTTGCGCAAAGCATTACAACTTGCCTTGGAGCCAAGAGACCTACCGACAGCGCCTCGCCCTACGGGTGACCAAAATGCAAGCAGTTCGCAGCATCCGCGACGGACAGGATGAACTCATCCACAGCACCGAGACAATCACCTGTGGGGGTTGCGGCAAGTTCGCCCTTCACCCAATCGACTACGAGCGTGAGTCCAACCGCGATGAAGAGATTCATACATGGGCTTGCAACAATGGCTGCGATGGTCATGGTCCCTACTTCACCACCACCGACGAGAAGTGTGATGCACGATTTGTAGTCAACACCACCGAGTTCCTTGCACGCAGCATGGAGAATATCACTGGAATCAAAGCGGTCGAAGTTAAGCGCGTTATCACAGCCCCTACGGGCAATGGAGAGCGAACATGGGATTGCACCTGTGGCAAGGTGTATCGCAGCCCTACGGGGCGCTACAACCACCTCAAGAAGGAGATGGATGGATGCGGCAAGACGGAGGCGGTTTGAATGACTTCGATCCCCCGCCCCCATCTCCCGATTGGATCAAGGCTCAGAGCCAAGTGCAATTCACCCCGTCATCCTGACCACCGTCATTTGCGATGGCGCAAGGGCGACTTTTTCACATTCACGGAGATTGATGCGATGGGATTTGAATGCATGCTGGACCTGCATGCTGTTCACCATCTCACCGCACAACACAACGAGTTCGGGACATACGCCGAGAATATGGATGAACTGATCAAGTGCTTCACCGTTGTCACTATTGAATGATACTACTCTATGCCGTGCAGGGTAACTTTCTCTCTCCGGCTGGGTCTACTGCACCACTGGATCCGGCCACAACTTCCTGTCACTGAGTAAATGGTTCTCGCGGCGTTTTTGGCGACCCTATTTCAAAGGAGCAGCACCCTCTGACAAATACCCGCATTCTAAGCCCGTTTCTATCAGAGATGGGGTAAATCCCCATCTGACCCATTCTCTCGCGCCTACGGGGCGCTAAATAGCCCGTATGCAGCAAATACCTTTGTCCACCTGTTCTCGGGTCCAACATACCATGGCCATCGGACAGGCTCAACTGTCAGCAAAGGATGCTCGGGATATCGCGGTGTTCCCGGATCGGTGGGCTTCGTATTATCGCACTCTCGATGGATTCCCCTTCTCATTAGAGGAACGTCCATACCTCCGAGCCATCTATCGTTTGTTTAGCCCCGAAGGAGGCGAGAGCAAAGCGCCACGCATTGTTGTTCTCAAGTGTAGCCGCAAGGTGGAGAAGACCGAGACCATCCTGAACCTGTTACTTTACTCAATGATCAACATGCCTTACTTCAAAGCGGTTTACACCGCACCCCGCCAGCCGACAGTGAGTAGATTTGTCGAAGAGCGATTCAAGGGTGCGATCCATTCAAGCATCGATAAAGGATGTCTGAGTCAGTTCTTGGTAAAGGATTCAGTGACCCATATGACTTTCGATGTTGGGCTTGATCGGTTTAACCACCTCTACGCTTACTCAGGATGGGGCGATGCACATTCGTTGCTGGGGCTTGATGCCGACTTCGTGTGCATTGATGAGTATCAAGACATGGCAATGGGTTCGCTTGAGATGATACAGGAAATTGTCACTCAGAGTGAATGGAAATGGGTGCTCGTCTCCGGGACAGCGCGTGAAGAAGGGTCGCCGTTTTGGAAACTATGGAATAAGTCAACACAGAATCACTGGAATGAGGAGACTCAAGAATGGGAGAGAAAGAACTTTGACTGCGATGGTTCGGTGATGGGATTTCATATGGATCAGCGAATGCACCCTGATATCACTGAAGCCGATCTCGCGTTCAAGAAGGAGTCCTACGGCACACGGAAGTTCGTGAACGAATGTTTGGGGGAGTTCTATGCAGGCGGGCTCAAGCCCTTGACGATGGATACTGTAATGGCATGTTGTGATCGAGATTTGGAACGAGTCGGGCATGTTACTCCACCAACCGAGACTTTCATGGGAATCGATTGGGGTTCTGAAACCTCCGTGGTTATTATTGACAATGACGGGACTATGTTGAATGCAGTGAAAATAGACACTCGCAGTGAGGATGAAGTTGCTGTGATCAATCGATTGATATTGCGTTACAATTGTGTTCAGGTCATTGCCGATTTGGGATATGGAGCACGTCAGATCAAGGAACTTCAAGAGGAGTTCGGCGACCGCGTCCGGTCTTGCTACTATGCGTCACGACCAAAGACCCCGTTCGAATACAGCAAGCGCGATTCGAAGCGCAATCTCATTCACATGGTCACCGTTGATCGGACTACCTACATGGAGGAAATGATGGATAGATTTGAGAGGCATGAAGTCAGGATACCTTGGAAAACGGATGAACTGCAATGGGTGATAGATGAGTGTTGTGCTCTGAACTCCACCCGCGAGCACGACGAATCAACCACTCGCGGCTTATCCAGCACACCACGCACTCGCTATGGCCGAGACGATGATGATCACGCATTCCATGCGCTGCTCTATGCATTTCTCGCACAATCTATCGGTTCAGAAGGAGAGTTACCAATTATGAGGACGTTCGGAGCATGACACAAAAAGACGCTATTCGAGAGATACATGAGGATCTCAGATCCATACGGGACAACCACCTCCCCCACATTCAAGCCGATATCAATGAGATAGCGCAACGGCTGACCAGTGTTGAAACGAAAATGGGACTCGCTCAAGTCGTGCTAAGCCGGATGACCAAGTGGCTAATCCCGATGGCACTGTTTGCAGTTCTGACAGGCGAGATCATTGCAAGCACCATCCTCTGAGTTCTTCCGCCGGTTCTCTTCTCGAAATCTACATGGCTGACCGGAGGTGGTCCTTTCCGTGGCGTAGAAAGCGTCAAGCAAAGAGCATCCTGACACAAACGGACCCGGACATTGATCACTACAAATCGCTAACTACTGCTGCACGCATTGCTGAGACTACTCGTCGTGGACAATACTCAGAAGCCACCGAATCAGAAGGACTTGCAACGGATATTGACTATCGCGTTATTCGACAGGTGGCTCGCAAATCAGAAGTGATAGATGCAATCCTCCGCCGAACAGTCGATGACGTCTTGGGGAATGGATATGAGTTTGTGTTGGCCGATGATCTGACCGAAGGAAGTCCCGAGCAACGCAAGAAGGCGGTTGACTTTTTCCGATTACCTAATGCTGATGACAGTGGCGATGAATGGCTTGAATCGGCGATCTACGACCTGCAATTATTTGGCGACGCTTACATCGAACTTGATGGGTCCGCCGATCAGGAACTCAAGAAGGGGACATGGGGATACGCTGGAACCTTGCAGGGGATTTGGCATGCAGCAGCCGATTCAATGCGAATACTTCCTGAGCATCCAACAGGCAAGTTACCGGATCCGCCGAAGCCGGCATACGTTCAAGTTATCGGCGACGTCAGTCGCCGGTATACATCCGAGAAGATCATTCACATTGGTAAACTCCGGCAAGGACGCGCATACGGGACTTCACCACTTCTCTCGCTTCTCAAAATCGTGTCAGGGCAACTAAATCTGACTGATTACATCGGTCGCCTGTTCAGTGGGATGCTTCCGAAGACTCTCGTGAATGTGGGCGATATTAGCACTAAGGAGATGAATGCCATGCTTGCTTTGATTGAGCAACAGGTATCGGGTGGTGAATCGCCGTATGGGCTGATTACAGTTAATGGTGGAACTGGATTCAACATTCACAAACTGATTGACAGCCCGGCTGAAGGACAGTTTCTGGATCAACTTTACTACTACCGAGAGGAGATTTGTGCGGTATTTGGTATCCCGCCGATGAAACTCGGGTGGGTGCAGACCGGTAAACTTGCGAATCCTGAGCAGCAACTCGAAGCGTGGTATGATGTGATTGATTCGTTTCACCGTAAATTGGAGAGTGTAATCAACGGCCGTATTTTGCCTCTGTTGGGTGTTACCGATTGGAGATGTCGATTCAAGCCTATCCGCCCGGCACGAGACGGAGAGCGCGCTGACATTCTTGCAAAGCAATCCAAAGCAATCTCAACCCTGCGCCAAGAGGGCGCAATCAGTATCAATGAAGCACGCCGAATGCTTGATCTCGAATCCCTCACGGAGGTTCAAGCCGATGACCCGTTCTTTGTCTCCCCCGTCCTGAACATCAACAGGCCATCTGAGGACACCCCCCCGTCTTCGGGTTCGGGCGGTGGGGACACCTCAGGAGATGAAGGAGATGAAGGAGATGACGAGGACACTCAACCCCCTAATCCTCCACCACTTGAGGTTGCTGCTGATGTAGACCCGTCACTGTTTATGGACATCATTTCCAAACGGACAGGTGACCAAGCATGGGAAGCGCGTAAAGCAATCCTCCGGGATCGGTTGACTCGCAGGATGTATAATGGTCTCACCGAAGTGCAACGGGACTTTGCTGATGGAGCGATCAAGGCGGTCGCACCATTTCTCAAGAGTGGGCATGCCCGATATACAAAGCAGGTCACAGCGCAGGAAACCCTTGATGCAATGAACGCTCTTGATCAAGAAGTGCAGTTCGCTCTCAGACAACAGAGGGTGGTTGCACGCGGATTGATTACATCCGGATACGAAGACACACTGGAGTTCGTAGCGAATGACCTTGATCTTGCTTTGTCACTGAACCCCGATGATATTGCAGCGATTGGATACTTCGAGAATGTATGGGTTGCTCCAGCATTAAACCGGACAATTGGTGTGCATCGGGCGGCGGTGATTCAAGTCTTCGAAGACGCCGTTGCAAATGGGCGTAACTGGAAATGGATTGAGAATGAAATGGGTCGGCGAATTAACCCCGCCGGCGATATGTATCCACGATATTACTATGAGCGGATCGCCCGAACCGAGATGCAGCGGGTTGTTGAAAATGGTCACCTGTCTGCATACGCCAAAATGGGATTCACCAAGTTCCAGCGAATCGTTGTGATCGATGAAACCACCGACAAAGAACTCTGTGGCCCGTATGAAGACTATGTGTATGATGCCGTTGAGGCAAGAGGAACACTTCCAGCACATCCAAATTGTCGCTGTGCGATGACTCCGATCATGGCGTCCCCGAAGCCGGGAGATCCAGAACTCCTCTTGCCGGTGGGGTGAAAATGGCAATCCCCCTTCTTGCATTTGGCGGCGGCGGGGTGTTGGTTAGAGCGGGTATGGCATTATTCGCATTCTCGGGTGACCTGCCCGGAGATAGGAAGAATGCGGTGAAAAAGGTCGCCACACTCATTCTGAGATCGGCGAAGGAATATGCACCGCACCGCACAGGCGCACTTCGCAGATCAGGACGCATCGAGATTGATGGGGATGAGGTTTCTGTTGTCTTCGGCGGCAAGGGCACCGGTGTTGACTATGCTCCATTTGTTGAATATGGTAGAGCGCCGGGTCGAATGCCGCCGCCGGGTGAGATGTTCACATGGGCTGCAAGGGCAACCGGTAGTGCCGCCAATGCCTTCGTTATTGCTCGAGCCATTGCAGCGCGTGGGGTTCGACCTACACCATACCTACGGCCGGCTATGATGAAGCACCGTAATCTACTTCCGGCCCTTACAAAGGTAGAGTTCTCTCGCTCTTGGAATCGCCGTGCATTCAGGGTCTGATTTTAACTGCCGGTTCTCGAATAGGCTCCATCAATGGCAAGTAACACCCTTCTTCTTCTGAACGTCCCGTTCCGAATTGTGAAAGAACCACACGGTGGCGACGTCTACACAACCGCTGATGAAGCATTAGCGCGTTCCGGTGAGATTGCTGAGACCGGCGCGACCTGTGAAGGGGTGCATGGATTTACCGGAGATGGTGGTGAATTGCTTTTCATGCCTTGCGGATCACATGCAGAATGGGAAACTGCGGTTGAAGAACAAAGTGCACATGACGAGGATGATAAGAAATCCCCCCATACGGATAGTATAGTAAAGGGGGGTGATGTTGTTCTCGCCCAAAAGGCCGAACCCGAGCCAGCACTTACAGAGGAAGAAATTGGAACCGGTGTAGTAATCGAGGGTCCGGTTTCATCCGGCGTAATGGATAGGGACGGGGATATTGTTGAGCCGAAGGCAGTGATGGATGCGTGGGCGACATATCAGAAGAATCCAATTGTTCTCCATAATCATCAACGCGGTGGGATCGGTCGTATGATTGATGTCCGCATGGGAGAATGGCCGGGTTTGGATCACAAAGTCCCCATCGGCCGAGCATTGATCGATGGCGAAGAAAAGTCCATTGTTAGCAAAGTGCGTAAAGGAATCATCCGGGCATTTTCTATCGGCTTCATTGCAAAGGCTGGCGGGATTGAAAAGGTAACGGATGAAGACGGGAACGTCATTCACCGGTTTACGAAAATCGATTGGGTGGAGACCAGCGTAGTCGATATCCCCTCGAATCCAATGGCATTATTCGATGTAGTCAAGGATTGTTACAGGGTGCGGACAAAGTCGGCGGCACCTGACTCCTTCAATAACCCGTTCTCGATGTGGGTATTCAGAACAGGTGAGACGAGTATGACTGACGCCGACCAAGAAATGACAGAACAAGACGAGGTAGTCCTCGAAGAAGTCCCTATTGTTGAGGAGCCAATGGCACCGGACGTGGAGATTAAGAGCATCGAACAATCTGATTCAGAGGAGACCGAAGAGGTTGAGGTGGAAGTCACTGTGCCCGATGTCTCCGATCGAATGAATGCACTCGAAGAGAAGTTCGATGCAATCATTGATCACTTTACAAAGGACGCGGAAGTGGAAGTGGAAGAAGTGGAAGACAACGAACTACTTGCCGAAGTCACAGCCCTGCGAGCGGAGAAAGCCGCTGCAGAGCAAGAAGCATTTATTCAAGCCGAAGTCGATTCACGAGTTCAGGCTGCGCTGGGTAATGATACAGCACGGGTCCCCGAGCGCAAGACAATGGTAAACACCGAACCGGAAATTGGAAGAGATGTATTCGAAGCCCTTGCTGAAGAGCGGGGCACAAGCGTTGGCACCATCAAAGGCGAAGCGTGGCTTGCATCCATGATTGGAGGTCGTGGCAGCAACAATCAGTAATCAGAATCCATAATATAGGATACAAAAGGAGTTAGAAAATATGACAGCAGAAGAATTGAAAGACGGAGTAAGTTATCTCAAGGCGGCTCTTGCCGGTGCAGCAAGCACTACAGGCACAGAGTTCCTCCCTGATGAGACCGCAGAAGAGATCATCGGAATGGTATACGAGCGATCATGGGCAAGGCAGGCATTTCCGAATGTCAGCATGAGCCGTGATACACTGAAACTACCGAAGATCACTGGAAGCGTTACCTTTGAGGGTCACACTCTTGCATCGGTTGAAGCAGGAACCGCAGGAACGGAGTCCCGCCACGCCACCGCAGATGTTACCCTTGAGATGAAGACGCTGATTGCAAATGTCCCCATTGGTAACCGTCTGATTGCATACGGAGTGCAGGGAATCATGCCTGCGATCCGAGATGATATCGCGCTGAGACTTGCTTTCAACGAGGAACAAATGATCCTGAATGGCGACACCGAGACCGGAAGCGCCTACGCAGACAACATCAACGGAGCATATCACGCGGTCAATAACCCCGGTGGAGTTAATGCAAGCAACAACACTCACCTCTTGCAGTTCAACGGATTGCGGATGCTGGGAACAGGGACAGCAGTCGACGCCGGTGGAGATGCTTTGGCTATTGCCGACATCCGAACCGCGATTGCGAACATGGGAGTGTATGCACAGAACCGCGATGAACTCCTTTTGATTGTCAACCGCAGCCAAGAGGTCACAATGCTGGGCTTCGACGAACTCCAAACATTGGACAAGTATGGAACCAACGCAACAATCCTCACAGGCGAGATCGGCAAAGTCTACGGAGTCAGCGTCGTCGCTACGAGCGCACTACCTGATGGAGACTTGGTCGCCGCCGGAACCAATCCGGGAGATGGGTTGGGGACCCTCAGTGTTGCCCTTCTTGTAAACACCCGTTCACCGGTAATTGGCAATCCCGCAATGGCTGCCCGCCGATTCAGTATTGGATTCGAAGACGAACCGAAGAGTGATCGCTTCGTGCTGATCCCTCGTCAAGACCTTGCGTTCAATGTGCGACACACTGCTGCGATTGTGCGAATCAGAAACATCCTCGCTTAAGCAGGATGCTGACAGGGACTCGTCTTCGGAATCCCTGTTACGGGGGTGAAGCGAGATGGTAGACTACTGTGTGGAAACGGATATCGAGACTTATCTCGGAACTACTTTCGATGCTTCGTCGGTTCCCACTTCAACACAACTGGCTACTATCCTTACCGATGTCTCCCGCACGATTGACAATTACGCCCGCCTCACCGTATCCGGTGTCACATCCGGGCATGAAGAATACTTCGATGCTCGTAAAGGGCTGGATACTATCGTGCTTTCAAAGCGACCTGTAACCGCGATCACCTCAATTGTAACCATTGGATCTGATGGGAATACAGATAAGACCCTTGATCAAGGCCGAGCCCGTGATGGGACGGATGATTATTGGTTGCAAAACGATGCTTCCGGGATAATTCGGTTTCATAACAAATGGGATGTTAACATCCGAGACTATCTCAAAGTGACCTACTCTTATGGATCCGCCACAATCCCGGATGATGCTCGACGTGCTGCTATCATGATGGCATGTGTCAGGGTGCTTCGAGCCAAAATGGTTGATGAGAATTGTAGCGAACGCGTCCGGCAAGTATACGGCGAGACCTTGAAAACTATGAAACCCGAAGCAGAAGCCGCTTTGCAAGCGATCACAAATGACCGTAATATCGCGGTCGGGGTATTGGGGTGAATGAATGGCTGTTCCATTGACTGATCCGTATACCGCAATCAAAGACCTATTGGAAAACAATACGGTTTCTCCTGATGGGGTGTGGACTCCTATTGTGAATGAAGGATGGCTTGAGCATAAGAAAATGAAGACGTATCAGATATCCCTTCAGCCGACATTACACATGGATGACGCATCCACTCTTGATTCCAATCAGCGCACCTCTCGTGCATTCTTCGACATTGTATTGTATGCCCCGACGAGATCATCTCGTTGGACTCTATACAAAAACATCAAAACCGTGCTGAATAATGTAGCCTTGACCACTCCACAGGACGGTTCAGGCTACACGGGAATCGAATCATCCGACTACCAATCCGTTTATGTCTCGGGTCTCGGTGGTATTGATGTGAGATGGGTCGATGAAGAATGCGGACCCGGAGCAGACGAATCCAATTGTAAGGGATGGCGAGTGCATATCACGGTCCAAGTAAGGTGGCAAGAATGAGTGAACTAACTAAGAAAGAATTGATCGCATTGTGCGAAGAGCATGAATTAGATACCGAAGGAACGAAGGCAACGTTGGCGAGCCGACTCGACGAGCACCTTACTGATCATGAACCACACGAAGAAGTGGTTGATGATACGGTCGTTGAAGAAGAGGTCGTGGAAGTGGTTGAAGTCGATTTACCAAAATCAAGTATCCGACAGCAAATCAAAATGGCATGGAAACAGACTCATGGTGGCGGACATCCCGATCCAGACCAATGGGAACGGCTCACACATGAGGTCGCTTGCGGCGGTATGACCATTGCTGAAGTCAAGGCCCTATTCGAATCACAGGCATAGATTGCCGGTTACGGCCTGTATAACGCGCCCCTACGGGCGTGCTTGGCTCCGGTGGCTGATTACCCCCCCTCTAATGAGAACGGGGCTTATATCGCAGCAAAATCGACTATCGCTTGGATTTGCGCACGGGTATGGATCTCGTCGGACTCACAAACCCGTTGGATGGCCCGTAGAGCGGCCGTAGCCGCGATTGAATCCTGAATGTCCTGTCCTGTGGGGGTTGGGGCATTGCGGGCCGCATTGAAGGCACTACGCATATCTCCGGCCGATGTCCCGGCGTAGTGAACCACCGCATCGGCTGGGAGTGTGATTACATATGCTTCTTGCGCCGCATTGGTGTAGTGAGTAACTTTGACCGGATCAAGGGAACCGGAGAAAGTGGTGACGGTGTGATAGTAAGTCATGATAATCACTGATGGTAGTTCTTCAAGTGGTTGTATCGCCCGGCTCGGGATTTGTAGACTTTGTCGCAGTGAGGGCAAGGGAACTCCCCGCCGCTGACTGTGGTGATTGAAATGCTCTCGCGGACTTCGTAACTGCGCTCGTAAATATCCAATACCATCTCGCCGGATGAAAGACCCTTGCCTATCCATCGGCTTGCCTGCTGATCTGCTGTCTTGAATTGCTGGAGTCCGAATCTCTTCACGCAGGCGTTGCCGACAAACATTCCAACTGTGCCCCCTTCTGTGGTTCGTGCCATGACCGGGATGCAACCGGACTTGATGTTGTTCTTGCCGCAAGCCTCGCAGTCGCAGCGATTGAATCGGCTGGTGAACTCGGTTCCGGCCGGCCATGCTGGGGTGTGAATGTTGCATGGGTGGTCTTTGTGAAGGATGACTACCTTGCCTGTTGGTCGACCACGCTGGCCGGTGCAGTTCCAGCACTCAACACTATGCCCGTATAGGGTGTATCCGAATTGCTCGCATCCTGCTGGTCGGCTCTCGACCATTGGCTTGCCGTCTTCATCGTATCCGGTGAACTTGCGGTGGGAGCGGACGAAGTCGTTGTAATTATCGCAGTCGGTCTCGCCCGACTCCACGAGTTCTCGGTGGACTGTGCTGAGGTCATACTGCTGCCCGTCTTTGTGCCCTGCACCGTAAACATATTTGTTGCCTCGACAAACCGGGCATTTGACCGGGAGCCGAAGGTCGCGGGTCTCCTTGCGGACGGTCATGGGGGCAATCCCCCATGCTTCCGGGTTAGTCTTCATCAGTTCAATCGTGCTCGCGGTTTTCGCGGAATGGTTCTCGGCCATGATTATCCCACCTCGTGTTACTATATGAACTGATGTTTTCTGTCAGGCTCGTAGTCTGCGTTTAGGAGCCATATTCGCAGATTGGGATATTGCTACGTATCCGTCAAAGTGACAGAAAAAGGACAGGAAGTGTCCTTTTGATACCGCCCTTTCAGGATTCTTCAGGGTCTTCGCCATCGTAAATCACCGCACGGCATGCTGTCGTGCCGGGGATCTTGGTCGGCCAACCTTCATTGAACCCACCCATCTCATTCTTAAGATAGGAGATAACAGAACAGGTTCTCTGATTGATACGCACCAACCGATACACCACTTTCGAATTGATACCCGTTACAGTGAACATATCACCCTTCACAATTGTGAGGTTCGCTTTCCATGCGGTCTTATCGGCTTTGATTTGCCTTTGAATCTCGATCACAACCGCTGATGCACTAAGGAGATCCATCATTGTGGGGTTTCGGCCGCCAAGACTTAACTTGCAAACCGGCCCACTTTCCGAAGCCGGTCCGAGATTTCTTGCGACAATCGAAGCGGGCATTGTCCACGGCCGGCCTATGGGTTTCGGTGGTCGTCCTCTCGCGGTTAATGGTGCCACTCTCAGTTTACGCTGTGTCTTCCCGACAACGATACCGGGTGTTTGTTGACCGCCGGAACCCCGTCCGAAGACCACCAAATCTCCTACCTCAGCATTAACCATGACCCTATGGGATAGTTGACCCTTCATGAATCATGGTAGATGCCCCCACCCTCACATCGGATCAGGTGGGTGAACTATTATGGTAACCCGGCATCCTTCGTGCCGTTTCATTCCTGTGATCCGCCCATTGATTACCCGCCGCTCGATTGTTGCGATGGCGTCCGTGACTTTGACTGTCATCTCCATAACCTGATCAGCCGAGACCCGGCACATTACATCCACGTATCGGACTTAGGGGGTGTCCGATCCAGACCCCCCCGTGTCCGAACCGCCCCCATAGGGGGATCCACTATGAAAGGAGCCTTTCATCTACCGGTTCTCTCTAAGATTATTCAGGCGAAGAATATGGCAGTGCACTCATTCACAGGTGTGACAGGAAAGATCACGGCGAATACTACGGTTGTTGGATTTGTTTCCGGCGATGTAACATTTAGCACGGCGACTGGAAAATACACCATACTTAACTCGAATACAGCAACAGCACACACACGCGGACTTCAGTCCGTTTCAGGGACACTGAAGAAGGCGTGGGGTGTTTCCGATGATGCTTTGCATACTCTATTCACTGGCGACACCGAGTTTGAAATCCTATTCGATAATGATGGTGCGACAGGTGCGCATACATACACTGCATCAAACTGTGTTATCACGGAACTCAGCATCGAAGGACTTGAAGCGGGTTCTGAAGGAGCACTGATGATCAACCTTTCCTTTGAAGGTCTCTCTTGGTCGAGAGATTGATTTGAGGGGGTGAAATTGAATGTCAGACAATTGGTTAGATTCAGCCTTAGCACAATCCGGCGAGCCCATCGATGTCGATGTCTTGGATCTTGGGATCAAGCATGGTGCCGGGCTCTTGGAACAGATTCAGGTTCTCCCGCTATCGGCTGCTGAATATCAAGTGTTGAAATCGCACCCCGATATTCGCAACCTGAAGAATGGGGAGGACCGAACAGAGATGCTCGGGCTGCTCGTGACATTCGAAATGATGTCAAAGTGCGATGTAACCCTGAACTGGACTACCTTCAAGCAACTGCCTTTGACGTTGCTGAATGATCTCTCGACAGCGATCCTCACCGCAACGCGTGGTGAGGGAGGTGAGGGGGATGAAGACCCTTTGGGGCTCTGATGGCAGAGGCCAAATCGGACGAAGGTCAATCCCTTCTCACTATTTTACTCGACACCGGGATGTCCATCGAGCAATGGCACTCCTTAGACCCACGACAGCAGTTATGGTGGTGGACAGCCATCGCCGAGAGATACCGGAAGCAAGATCAAGCAATAAAACAGGCGAACACTCGGAGGTGAGTAAATAGCCCTGAAGGATATGGCACTCCGTCTTCGCCTCAGTGCGCCGGGTGCAAAGGCCACTCAGGGGGCATTGGTTGGAACTGGTGTGGCGGCTCGCGGTGCCGCCGGTGGCCTTGCCACGATGGGAGCGGCGGCGGCAGCGGCATCGGGACCTCTCATTGTGGTCACAGCAGCGGTTGCAGCATTCGTCTTGGCTGCGAAGTTCATCAAAGACGCCATTGATCTTGCTGTCGGATTCGAAGACGTCATGGTTCGAACTCAAGCAGTAACCAAAGCAAGCGCGAAGGATATGACTGTCTTAGAAAAAGAGGTTCGTGATCTCGGTGCCACTACTCGATTCACTGCTACAGAAGTCGCTAATGCTGCACAGATCATGGCGATTGCTGGTATCTCAATTGATGAGATGGTGTCTGATAAGGCACTCGAATCAATGCTTCAATTGGCATTGGTTGGTGGTGTTGATGTTCCGACCGCCGCTGGGATTGCTGTAGCGGCAATTCGTGGTTTCCGGTTGGAAATGAACCAACTGGAAATGGTGAACGATGTATTGGCCGTTACTCTTACTTCAACCAATGTTACCCTGACCCAACTTGGTGAGGGTCTCAAGTATGTCGCGCCAACAGCAGCGGCAGCGGGACTTGAGATAGTCGAACTGTCTGCAGCGATTGGTATTCTTGGCAATGCTGGTTTGCAAGGATCGCTTGCGGGCACTCAATTGCGCGGGGCATTGATGAAACTAATCAAGCCATCCGAAGCGGCTCGCAGGGTCATCGGTGATCTTGGACTCGATGTTTACCGATTGACTCCTGCTGGTGAGGCAGCGAATACTGCACTCACATCGGTTATTGCTGATCTGGATCGGACAAAGAGAGCCGGTGCATCGGTAACAGCAGAACTGAAGGCGGTCACCAACGCCATGCGGGGAATGAGCCTTGATCAACAACGCAACAACTTGGCAATCATGAAGATCCGTCGAAGGGCGGAGAAAGAAGGCCGTTCTCTTACTGGTGATGAGATAGAGGCGATTACGCGACTTGAATCTAAGAATAAGGATCTCGATATTTCGATGGCTGAATCATCTATCAAGAAAACCGAAGCGTCGATTGAATCAGATAAACTCAAAGAGAGCGAATCCGCATTGTCAAGCGAGTTCACCTCTCTCAATAATTTAGTCAACTCGCAGATTATGGGTATCACATCTCTCGTTGACGTGATCAATCAACTAAGCGAAGCCGGTGCGACTACAGCACAGATGATGGAGATATTCGGTATCAGAGGTGGTGGTGCAATCCTTGCTCTTACCGGGCAAACAGAAGGGTTCAAGCAACTTATCACTGACCTTGAGAACTCCGAAGGGGCAGCACAGGAGATGGCTGATACAATCGGTGGAACCACAGAAACCGCATTACTCGAGATGAAGTCGGCGTGGGCGGAGGTGATGATTTCGATTGGACAGGAGTTCCTCCCCATGATGAAGGATGACATCATCCCGATGCTTCGTGATGATCTGATCCCTCTGTTCAAAATCCTTATCCCGATACTCAAGTTCATGCTTTTGTTGATCAAGCCTCTCGTTCGGGCTCTTACTCTATTCTTCGATGCAGGCGAAGCAATTTCCAGCGGAAACCTCGTGGGTGGTATCGGAATGATCGCTGAAGCGTTTGCAAACCTCCTCATTTACATCAACCCCGTTTACCGGGTCCTCAACGCCATTGTTGAGATGATGGGAATGGAGGGTGGAATTATTGGTGGAGTCAAGAATGCCTTCTCGGATGTTGGCGACTTCTTGGGCTTCGCAGAAGGCGGCATCGTCTCTAAACCAACAATGGCAATGGTTGGTGAAAGAGGACCTGAAATGATCATCCCGCTGAGAAAGATGGAAGCATTCTTTGCTGACATTACAGGAGATGCTGCAAGATCCAGACAGGCGGTTGGAACTGAAGGTAGCAACAGCGGCGGCGGCGGAGTTACTATTCAGAATCTCTCTATCACTGGAATGAAGGATTCAAAGGATGTAGAAGCCGCCATTACTAAGTTCTTGCCGGCCGCATTGTCGAGGGGATTAGCAGCAAATGTGAGGGGTTCATTTTGAGTAGATACACAAAAACCATTGCTGGCATTCATAGCCGTTTGAAGAACGACTTACTTGAGAATCAACGATGGTGGCCAGTGGTCCTCAAGCAAGGAACTAATTCTTCACATCTCACAGTCGACCCCGTTCTGTTTCGATCCGAATTACATTCATACGATGAGATGCTTCTCGCATCAGGGCAAGAGAATGGCAATGAAGCGGACATTGCAGGAATCCGATTAGAATACCTGTTGACGAACGCAACCAAGAACGCTCTTGGATCAACCGAAGGAACATGCACTATCACCATTGCCGGTTCCGGGACGTGGTATGCAACAGCGACTATTACATGGCCGGATGCAACCACCACAGTCATTCCTCTACTCAGCGAAGCCCACGCAGGGAAGTTTTGGGCGAGCACGCGGTATGAGTGCTTGGAGGAGATGGAGGTTCACGATAAGACAGTGGGACCCGCTCCTCTACCAATTACACTACAGGAACTCGCAGACATCCTTGATTCATTTACCGGTCGCACTGGTGTATGGTTATCTGAAACCCCATCGGGACGAACATGGAACCCACATCCAACATTTCAGGAAAATGTGGCGGGGTTGATTGATGGTCCTGACTATACGCTTGTCGGCACCCTTTCGAATTATCTCGGTGCGGAAGTGAATGCACAAATAGCAGCAACCGTGTTCATGCCAATGGCTCAAAATATGAACCAATACTCACGAGACATTACGCTCGCGCGGACTGCACTCACACTTGGTCTTGGCGATACCGACCCGGCTGCCACAGCGATTACTTCGGCGGAGATGGCGGTTGCAACTGATGGGCGTGGACAAACACGCTACAATCCCGATCCGGAAACGGGTGACGCTGCTGTCAAGTTTGCATTCGCTAATCACTTCGGTGATCATCTCGTTGGAGAACGTAGATTCGGGTCTGTGACGAATCAGACAGCAACCTATCAAGACACAGCGGATAATGGGCTTTCACCGAATCCAAAGTGGAGAATGCGGATGTGCCTTGCGATGTTCCTCAAGGATGGAACTTACACCATCTCCGGCGGTGGCGCACTAATTCCATATTCCTATGATCCAAAGAGGGAGGTTGGTGGCGAACATCATATTCGTCATCGAGGGCAGCATGCAGAAGGGGGACCTTATCTCGGCGGCGATGGACTTTATGCTTCTTGGACCGCTCCTGCAAGATCAGGTGAAGCACGAGATGCCAATAAACAGGCACACGCCATGATATCTCCCGGAGTTGACTTTGTTCAAGGACCATTCAGCCATGCTGCACACGGTTGGAACTTCAATGAGTTCTCTTACCTCAATGGATTGTATGGTAACACGGCTCATGGGGGGTTCACAGTCGCTGGTGGTGGAACTCAATACGCAAATGAGAATCAACATGGAATCAATGTTCTCCCTTCGACAGTATACGCTGTAGAGGTTGTTTCGGGAGTAGTGAGATTCTATGCCGATGGTGCGGATGATACATCGGGTAACCTGATCACAGCACCGTGTTGGATATACGTAACAGGAATCAGTGGTGCGGTCGGATGGGATAGCGGAACCAATAGTGATGTGAATGGTTGGTGGCCGGTCACGAATATCGTGGTTGGTGCCGATGGGGATTCGCCATCAGGTAATGGGGTTCGGTTTGATGCAGTTACTACTTACCCTGATGAAGCAAAGTATACAGGAACCCCAACCCTTGCCAGCACAGCAAAACTACATCTCGGACGCCCAAAGCCAACCATACCCGCTTCAACGAATGAGTATCTCGACGCTGAATCGGGAACATGGGGTTTTGGTTCCAGCGTTCCCGGAAATAAATCATTCACACCTACACTTATGGGGACAGTCGATGATCTGAGACCGGGTATCAATCCCGCCTCACATTTATTGGGACCCCCCGGTGGGTATGGTTACAATGAACATGATGCGGGTGTTGGTTCAACTGATACACGTGATGGACTTTATCGTAGACAGGTTCAGGTTGTTGGTGGTCTTGGATTGAGCGATTACCCGTTGGAAACTCAGGATGAAAAAGCCCCGACTCCAACGCTCACCGGCGGAACTGGGATCCGAATCCCTGCACAACTTGGAGATTCGGGACAAATCACTGAGCGGTTTTCTCACGCCAACTGGGCCAACATTGACCGATCACAATGGTTCATTAAGGGACTCACAATGTCACTGTGGAGTGCAATGGATCAAACAACCGGTCGGCATGCTTGGGATTACATCAAGCCGGAGGATAGTGGTGGGAATACTTGGCCTGCTGGCCGCAATCGACCGTGGCCGGGACGGAAGCGATGTGGAACTTGGAACACAGAAGTCCCGTCTATGATTCCTATGAAGGGGACTTACAATGATTCTACGCTTCTTACATACGATACAGACCCACTTGCATTCATTGCATCCGATGAATATGGTCTCACTGAATGGGCTACCTCTCCAGTCTATGCCGACATCGAGATCAAGGCATACATCCCCGCAGAGATGGATCGCGTTACCAAAATATGGTTTGAGAGAGGGTCTATCACTCGCGGGGTGCAAGGTCTCCGATCATTCATTCATCACGGGAGGTCTCATATCACTCATTCATCATCCACCGATGAAGAAGAAGGATGGGGGCACTATCCGGTTGGTCCGTCAACAGCGAATACTGTAGATGGTAAACTTCGTCGGTATAAATCGAACGAATATACTCACGCTGAAACTTGGTGGTGGGCATGGGGTGGTTCTTCTGTATTTGAGAATGCTAATATCAAGGCGGCTCTGCTCGCAGATGATGTTCTATTACCGCTCGATGGGATTCGAAGCGGGTGGGGCCTTGCGGCGAATCACATCGGGTCGGGCGGATCTGAGACCACGTTCAAAGAGGGACTTTACACACTGAGGTTTGCGTTCCATGATGGAGGCATGTATCACTCTGAGAATGGAAATACAAAAGGCACTGATACATCATCTCAAGGACCGACCTATGGATTTACCTTTGAGCATGGTGCATTTCATACATCCGATACCGATGTTACCAAAAGTATTTGGAGCAATCTCTACAACAAAGAAGGCGTTGATCCGATTATTGATACAGTTTCAGTGCGCGAGATTCCAACACAGGCAATGCTTCCGTTCACGGCTGAAACCATCACTTACGATATCGCCGATGTGATCAAGTATCGAACGCTCATTATCACCGGTGGAGGCATGGGGTCGACGCAAACAGTCAGAGTCAGTATTTGTGCACCCGGCACAACGGTTGGAACATGGACGGAGTTTGGACAGGCACCCGGCACACCTTACACGAACTTCGAATCGCTTGATCCGGATTGGTCTGGATCTACCGGAATCATCAGCCTTCTTGATTTGCCCGCAGCGGCATATACCGATGGGTTCACAATCCGGTTTGAATGGTCGACTTACACTAACGAGGACACTGACTACATGCCAATCAGTTGGAACTCAATGCCTAAAATTGAAGGGTGGGTGATTGATTATGATCTTACCCCCACAGCGTCTCTTATTGTTACCGCTGAGACTTTCAATGGGGATACGACTTCTCCAATTGATACCCGAGTCGGACACATTGTTTCCTATCGTGTAACAGGAACTACTGCTGATACTGAGCGTTTGATCACCCATCTCAAAATCGATTACGGTGATGGAACAGTTACCGATTGGCTCGCTGTTACTTCAGAAGCACTTAGTGCATATCTCGATATCAACCACTCATATGCAACCGCCGCAGCAGGGCTCTTAGTGAGAGCCAAATCCAAAGACAACAATGGAAACGAATCCGATTGGTCTCCGACTATCACCGTGAATGTAGCCAATGCACCACCGGTGGCAATCCTGAGAGCCACACCGTCGGTTGCAAGGGCTGGTGATGCTGTGCGGCTTGATGGCTCCAAATCATTTGATGTTGAAGACGGAGGGACGGTCACCAATTTCTATTTCACGCCCGGAGACGGATCATCCATTGTTGGGCCACAACCAACCAATTATATCGCCCATACATACGCAGCGGCTGGTGAGTTCATGGCTTCGATGACCTGTGAAGACGCAACTGGATCCACCTCCAATACAGCGCAGGCAGTGATCAAAGTGATGCCGGCGCGCCTTACGGTTCCGCTATCTCTGAATACTGCACCGAATGCGTTTGAGCGTAGCAGATCGGCTGAATACACAACAACCTCTCTCATCGATTCTGATTATCCGGAAATCAGCGATACGGGTCAACGATTGGACGACTTCATTCTGTCCGGCGTATTCCTCAGAGAGACTGCGGATGCAGATATTGCATTCATGGAAGACCTGTTGGCGACCGGGCACTTGGTTGAGTTCGAATATCAAGCAGTCAATTATTCCGGAACCCCTGACTCAAAGACATTTGCTGGGCGAATTACTACATTCAATTATCAGCGTGAAGGCGGGGCGCATGGAATGACTCCTTGGACCGCAACATTGGTGCACGAGGCAGGGGTGGGAGAGTGAGCAACATTGATCCAACCCGGCTTGATCTCAGACCTCCTTTGGGTCTTACACCGGGTTTACCATTTACATTCCCCTTCGGAGCAAGTGGTTCATTCCTTGCTACAGGAACAGGGGCAAACAAAATCGACTCCGATACCTCATTATGGGCAAAGGGAACCCCGACCGAGAATACTCAAGTTGCCAATACATTCTCAGCCACATGGGTAACCGGGTATTCGGTGTTAGACAGCATCAAGGGTTACTTGTTCACGAGCCAAATGATTGCAGGTCAGGCACCCGGACCGGGAGCAAATGATGCCGCCAATGCGTTTCATGGATTTGGAATGGCGACGGGCGTAACATATTCTCATCCGGGTCGGACTCGTGGTTCGGGCAGTCTTGCCGACGTCCCGAACACCGCCACATACGTCTTCGCCAATCAAACCCTATCGGATGGATCCGGTCCGCCGGGCAATCACTCATTTCAGGTCGGCCCGATTGAACAGATCACAACCGCAATGTGGCCGCAACGTAGCGGATGGACACATGGTATTGGTGGCAATGGACGAATGTATGATCGTGCGACTTCAGCCGTTATTCCTGTTGTGTATGATACAGCAATTGGAACCCACCGCTCCATCAAATCCAATTCAGAAGCAGCGTGTGTTGCATTCGCCTCTCAGGTATGTTTACCTTCAGGTGGTAACGGGAAGCAGTGGGGTGATGCACATGATACCATCTACAATGTTACGCTGGGTGCATCTGCGTTTGGTATTCAAGTTCATCCTGATCACTCATCGAAGGGAACACTCAATTCAGGGATGGCTGCTCGGTTTAATGTCCCGGCAAACTTTATTGATCCATGTCATTGGGCCGTGAATGTATATGCGCAAGGGCATCACCAATTTGGTCGTCCGCCTGAACCTACTGATTCTTTGGATGTAATACCCGGTCCACTCATGGCCGACAACCCATCATCACCGCCGGGAATGGCGAAGGCTGGGCTCACAATTACACCGGCAGGTTCTTGGAATACATATGAGCACTTTGGAATGAACTTCGTTAACTGGATGCAGCCCGAAGAGACCGCTCATACTCTCGCTATCAGAGAACCACTTGATGGGACTGAAGTGGTGCATGAACTCGGCCCAGCAAATCTCGGGAACCATGCTGTTATGGATGCTTGCGGGTTAATTGGATATGAAGGAGTATTTACTGTAAGTTCATTTTATGCGATAAGCAAAGATGCAGCGAGAGGTGGTGGTGTTGCTCCATTCTCGTATGCAAATGGGATGAGATTTGCTGGGTTGAATATCCAAGTCACCTCCGCTTCACCTGCACGTAGAGGTAGTCACACTTGGACTGGTTCGGGGATTACAGGAACACGCTACGGTTCGGATGGAGCATATGTCCGCCCGATGTCCGATTGCATGAAGACAACCGGGTCGATGAAAGATCATGCAGGGGCAATTGGATTAACTGCAGATACGGGGGGAGGAGATTCGAATGCGACTACATTCTTCATTGGTCGAACGGGACTTGATCGGATGGCGACCATCGCTGCGGATGAAACCAAAGTCTGCACCACTCCTGAGGGTGATGTGGAGACCACCATCAGCACTAATTGCACTCAATATATCATCGGCGATACTGCCGCATTGCCGGCAGCCTTTGGTTCGGCCAATACATACATCGGGACATCTGCAACTGTTGGCACCGAACGAGTCGGAACTCGATGGATGGCGGATTACATGCCAACACGGGTTCGGGTAATCCCTCAAGTGATTGGATACACAGAAGAAACGGTAGCGCCCGGATCCCACAAAACAGGTCGCTACACTAAAACCGATGCGGCTCATCCTGCCGCCGCTTCGTCGATTGTAGTCAAGCGACCGATTGTTGATTACCATGTTTTGGTTTCTCTCTGTGAAGCAACCGGGACTATCACCGGAGAAGTCGTTGATGACGTGTCTACTCGCAACGCTCCTGAATATACTGAACTCCATCAGGACACAAACACCAATGGCCGTGATGCTGTAATCATGCACGCCATTTTCCGGATATATCCTGATGCGCTTGATCAAGTGGTTCATGGCGTTGAAGTCGCTGGTGATTTTGGAAATCCATCGTTCACCGATCCAGAATGGTTCATGCAAATGGGATACGATCAAGTCGTTCCTCGACATGATTACGCAAAGTCCAATTCGTCTCAGCAAGGATGGGGTTTGCATCAGGTTACTCCATTCCGTCCAATTCGTAATCAAGAGTGGACAAATGTTCCTCGTTTCAGTGGGATTGTTGAACCGGGTGGAATGTATCAGCGAGGTGGAATCGAGCACCTATGGGATGCGGATGTCTTCGGCGATGAACTCTTTGTGGCGGCGAATCTCCGTTACAGCGATGATATTGGTGGCGGGGTTCCGACTGTTGATCCAACAACCGGGAAGCAATGGTTCGGCAATGTTTGGAAGTTTGGACAGACTTGGAATGATATAACCACACCTGAGATTCCACCGGGCCATGAACTGATGGTTTTCCGCTACAATTACACGCAAGATCCAGATCATCCCGGCAAGGTGCATACAACCCCCACAGACAACCCCATACTCACCCGTTTGACAGCCGGTAACGCAGCGAGTTACCTCTCGGGGGCTTTCGACCAACAACTGCACAACGATCGCCATACATCGCATAGTGGGGGCTTTCATTGGCGTTCCGAGACCGACATAAAAACCGAGAGCACTTCGGGTCGTGCTTGGGACTTACATGATTGGGTATTCCCCCGTGTTGAATTGATGCGGTATCTCGGTGCGGATAGCAAAGGATCGCCTTCAACCTATCCAACCATTTCATGCGGTGCTCTCCGAATCATGGAGGATGGTAAATTGCTTATGGCGGCTGTTCACCGGGACACCATCTCCTCCACAGATCAATATCCTGACGGGACCATCGGTTACCCATTTGACCCGGATAATGCATATCCCCGATGTCCACCGGGTTACTACTATGATGGTTCAGCGTGCGTAGCAATGACGTCTACAAACGTCGCTCCTGATCCCGGCACTTATTTGGACGCAGACGCTACGTGGGGAATCAGTGGCTCTGCATGGGCTACACCGGTATCTCCCCCAACAGCAAGTGCACCGAGCAATACTGGATCTACAGTTTACGGACAATGGCCGACTTGGAGCAAATTGGTGACCGGGTCATCTGCACGATCGTTGGTTCTGCTATGGACAGACACATTGGCGCAGAATGGTAAGGTAACACAGGGGCGGCGTGACTTCAGTGGAAAGTGGGCATCCGATCACGCAGGCGGATGGGTTTGGAGTCAAGTGTTCAATTTACCCGACACATGGTGGAGTGGTGCACAAATTGCCTATTGGTATCCCGAATCCGGTCAGCGAGCGATTCCCTGCAATTATGGCGTCTACCCGGAGGTCCGTTTGAGTCATGTAACGTTGCCGAGATCACTGCCGTGGATCACACCGGCGGGAGAACTCAAGCATGGCTTGCCGCTCCTTCAACCCACAAATAGGTCAGCGGTTCATACGGCGGGTCACCTCTATGGACTGCACACAAATACGGGCACGGACTATGCGACTACAACCGTGCCTGAAACGGTGTGGCCGGCTCATCTCGGACATCTCAATTCATGGTGGGGGATTCAACAGAATTGGGTTGCGACTCAGTATTGGCATCCGACAGTGTATGGGTTCACCGATTTTATCTCCGGTGCTCGACCTTGGGGCCACAAAGGATGGTCTGCATGGAGTCTCCCTGCTGATCTGATTGACCCAATGTGGTCGACGGCTGGAACTGCCTTTCCTGCTGAAGGAGCGAGTGCAGAACAACAAATCCTTTCGGGGATGTCGGGGAGCATGGGATTGCACTGGCAATGGTCATGGTCTCCTAACACAGGTATGTTTTCGATGGCCGATGTGGATATGCAACAAAGCCTCTTGCTCACATATGACTTTGGACAATCCTGTCGGTGGCCTGCGAATGTTGCATCCGGAAAGAGTGGGACGATTATTGGAATCATCAAGGATAATGTCTACGTGGCCGTGACTCCACATCTCATCAGCGGCATCGCGGAGATTAGTGCGTGGATGCAGACTAACCCCGAATCACCATTCCTCGACCTTCTGACATATGGATCGAATGTGGTAGAGGGGTGGAGAATCCAAATACCAACAACCCTGACGCCGGGAATTATGATAGACAAAAACCTCTCAATTGTTCTCGATATGAGTGCCGCATCCGGCATTGATCGTGAGTGTCATATCGTCGAGCCATTCTTCCTCCAACCGAACAATCTCGTGGATCCGCAAGGATTCACCGTAACCCCACCCGGACCGTGATCGCATGGCATTAGAAAGAGACTTCAGTTCAGCCGTCCCCTCAACCCTTCATGGCGGTCAAATCGGGATGTCCTATCAGGGGCCGATACACTACGGGATGTCTTCTTCGAGCCACCCATTCAGAACAGATCGTCAATGGAAACAAACACACGCCGGTCTCGGGTATGATATCCCGTTACATGAATTGGCTCCGGGCTCTGTTAATGTTCGTGCGCGATCTGGACCGAAAGGGGGGCTTGATATTGAACTCGAGACCCCATTTCACCGAACTGATCGTAGCCACCTTAGAGGGATTGAATGGTCTCTTGAGCAAGCGGGTCTCGGATTCGAAACCACCGGTGATGCTTCTCCTACTGGCGACATTCTTGGTCAATGGTTTTTGCGCTCTAATCTGTGGTCGAAGGATGCTTCATTACACGCTGCTGCCGGTGTTGATGATATTAGCAACGTCCATGATGGCGATAAGGGTCTACATGGTCCGGCAGTCGAACAGGGTGTCTTCACTGGTGCTTCACAGCGGTGGGAACCGTATTGGTGGTGGGATGACCACCCGACAGATCACTTTCATGCAGGTGCGGTTCCGATAGATATTGGAAATGACTACGGCGGCGTCTATGGTGATGTCTATCTCGGTCGGGCAGACACAACTCATCCGTTGGATTGGATCGCCAACTCTGAGCAACTCCAATCATCGGTTGACGTGCATCTCAATAAGGCCGTGAAGCCGGTGTGGGATAGTGGGTCGATTGTTTCTGCTCTTGGCATCGGGCTTCGTGACACCGATCAAGGCGGGAGAATTGAAGCACAAATGGGGGCATTCTATACTGAGGGTGATGGGGCATACCAACCACCGCCCGAGAGGGTGCCTTGGAGTTCCGCAGGTGGATTTGTGAACACTGGTCATGGGCTCGGGCTCGGACAGAGAATTATTCGAACCAATGATGGGACTCTACATCAGTTCGTGCTCCAGCGTTCAGCCACTCAGAATCAAGGTGCCAATTGTTACCCCTCATGGGTTCACCACAAAAAACCCCTCTTCGGTGATTTGTTTTGGTCATCTCGAGAACATAAAGACAACGCCTTCGGCGGCTCACCTCCAACGTGGTCAGGCAAGGATGAAGTCGGCCCTGATATCTCACCATTGATCATTGCAGGAACCATTCCTCAATTGAGGATTCATGGTGCTGCATTCGCTGCCGATTCAATCGGCACAATCCATGCGATAATTGAGGTATGCGACAGCACCAACGATGGTCATTCTCTCTACTACCACAAAGCAGTTCGAGACCTCCAATCGGCTAATCCTGAACCCGTCTACGACTGGCGATGGGATCTTGAAGCAGCAACTCGGATTCTCGGATCAGGAACCGGAACAGAGATCACCTTTGGAGAAGACTTCCGTGAACCGTCACTGATATGCGACTCTAATGATACCCTGCATCTCACATTCATCGCTACCGATGATAACAACACGGGCGGGATCTCAAGCCGCGTCTACTACACACAGAAGCGCGATGATGAGAATTGGGCTGCATGGGATGCAACGGTTTCTGTTCGAGCAACACCACGCTATCAGGTGGTGAGTTATGCGTCAACAGACACCAATGATTCAACCGCACCATTCCCCACACCCGGAGCCGACAAACCGAAGTTAGTGCTACGTGGAGACAATGTCCCGGTTGTGTTCTTCAGGGGTGCGCATTCATGGAATGGTGATGCAAGTCGCCGGATGCCTGCTGTGTATGCCAACGTCGGAAAGAATCGCGCTGGGACAACCGGGCTCTACTACTTCGATGAACAGGGGTCTTACATGGCTGGTGGTTTACCTCCTGCTGGCGGAGGAGCGACTTTGAGTGGACACATCGATGATGGTGTGGCCGCCTACGATGTGATCATTGACGAACGTGATATTGCATGGGTTGTTCATCTCTCAACAGGGGATACTTCAGGCACTATCAATGGTGTCGGTGAACCGAAGCCATACCTTACTCGGATCACCACTTTCGATACCCGACTATCACTCACTTCTCAATACTCAACCACTTCCGGTCTTGGGCTTTCAACAACACTGTTTCATGCTGGTGGGGTTGCAGCCCCGAATCTCGGATTGGATGCTAAATTGCATTCGCCAACAATCACTACCGACGGCAAGGGTAACATCCATGTTGTGATGTGCTCTCGCTATGATCAAGCAACGAGTGTTGTTCAGGGAACGGGTGGTGCGGATATGATGGTTGGATCGCCTGCGCTCAGGAATGTAGCACCAAATACAACAGAGCACGCGCCGTATCCACTGCAGATGCCCGGCGTCAAGGCAGGAGATCAAGACACAGGGGGGGTCGCAGCAACATCCGATTCGGATGAAGGCGGGTCCGGTGAACATACATCAACACTTGCGGCTGAAGTGTATGGGTGGCCGGGATGGTCGGGTCCATTCAACACAAATGCGATCTCACACCTGTTTGAAATGTGGTGGCCAGCGCATGAATATAGCACACCCGGTTCAGGTGAATGGGTGATTCGAAGCATGAACTTCAGGTGGCTGAGTTCGCCGGGCATGACATTCAATCCTATCACAGGATTCTTTGTTCCGGTCGGGCAATCGGATACCATCGCCGGGCATGAAGACTTCTTGCATACCGCACCACAATTACGAGGGCAGAGATTTCATGGTTACGATTCTTCATATTTGGATCTCGCATGGATTACAAATGAGCGTTCATGGATTAGCACTCCTCATGAAGGGAGTCGGGTGTATTGGCCTCATGGACATCCTGATGGCACTCCTGCCGAACCCGGCACGGATGGATGGATGTCAGCGGAACACCGAAGAGGGGTTCCGGGTTATCCGGTGGTGGATGGGCCATGAGCAATCGTGACAGCATCGAGCGGTTCATGCTGATCACTCGAACCCCAATCGACGGAGCGATCATCCCGCCGACGCGGTTACTCGAGTTCTATGAGGGCTACGGGCATGACCGGCGGATCCCGAAGAGGGCGGTTGGTCGTCTTGCATCGACACATTACCGTCGAGCAATTGAGGCGAAGTGGCGTGATCAGATCAACTCCGATGGTTGGGTTCATTCACTTGGACGGCCCTCAGAGGTTGAAACATGGGTCAAGCCGGCGGGGTATCCGTCGTATTGGGGACTGAGTCGGATTCCCCGTGCGGATGAATTGCCGTGGGCCACTTGGCATGTTGATTACACTCGCACATGGGCGTATACCTCACTGAATATCCCTCGACCATTTGACCCACAGGCAACCGATACATCAGCGTCCGCTGCGGTTGGATTCGGCTATTTGTATCGGGATGGATCGGCGTGGATGGACAAATATGACATCATCACTCGAAGGGGTGGGGGGAATCGTGGTGGGTTCGCCATGACCACCGGACCGACCGAAGGGAACTATCCGACATCGGTATTGGCAACACCAACTTTCAATCTCGGTCGCTTGGGCTACACGAACGGTGGTTGGAATCCTGAGGGCATTCAATACTCCAATAGACCTCGAAGAATGCGATTGACGGGGCTTCGTAATGGATGGGCTCACAAAGCATTCTTCGCGCGATCCCGGCAAGTGATGCACCGTAATGTTTACGGGCAAGTCAGCACCTCCATCGCAACCCCACGAGCACCAACGGTTGTTGTTAACGGCATGGAGAATCTCAATGGTGTTGTTGGTATCACTTGCAGACGTGAACTCAATACGCCTACTGAATTAAGCATTGAAATCAATAATCCACGAGGCAAGAGATCAGGTTCATTCAAACAATTTGATACGGTTCAGGTGTATTGTTCGCCTCGTTCAGCAGCCAATCCCCCACTCATTTTCACGGGGTTCATTTCAGCCATCTCAGAGAGCGACTCCATTACCCTCACTTGCTTGGATACGCTTGGATACCTCAGCCTTGAACCCGTGCTTACTCAGCCGAATTACATCCGGGTTGATGCAGCACAAGTGATACGGCAATTGGTTGGTGAGTCAAGTTACCCGATACCGGTCGGCCGCATGCTCTCGAAATCACGAGTCACATTCCCTGCTGACGTAGACCTCACAGGCAAGACTTTGCTGGCTGCGCTGCAAACCGTTCTCGATTACATCAACAACAGTCCCCGCGAGATAACAATTGGTTGTGATCAACACGGGCAAGTCACTCTCACTACAATGGAAGATCCAGAGTCGGTTTCAAATCCCCATATCGGCGGCCGCAGTGACCTGCCTCTCAATGGAGTAGTGAATCTCGGCAAGACACGAGACTTTTGGCCGAGTTCAATAGTTCTTAGTTCAGGTTCATTTGAGGCATTCAATGTGGCGACGGTGAAGAACTCTGATCTTGCAATCACCGCAACATTCCCCACATCCGGTTCGATTGAATATCCAGCGTCTCCGGTCCATCGTGTCTTCGATGATAGTGCCGCAACGACCACAGAGATTGCTGAGTTCCTTGCCGAACAGCACGTCACGCAACAGGGTAGAGGAGGAGAGCGATATGAGATCCAAGGACGTCCTGAGAGATTTGACATTGCACCGGGTGATGCGATGGTGTTCTATGCATTCGAAGGATCGGGAATAACCGGCAAGCAACGCATCTATTCAGTGGGGTGGACTTGGATGCCCCGCCGTGTCGATATGTCTCTTACGGTGGGTCGCCCTGCACCATCGTTGATCGGTTCGCTGCGCTTCGCAATGGGCGTTACCTTATGATTGCCCCATCCAACGCCATCCACGCAGCAGGGGCGGCTTAAACGGCCTATTTCAAGCGTCTTCCGGGATACCCCCCTCATCGGAGGGTGGATTTGCTTCCATATCGGCTCTCAAGAAGTCGATGAAGACTTTGCCCGGAGACATACCGGTTGTGCCTTTGAGGTTCTCGAGCCACTCAACGCAATCGGGGGGGAGGTTCACGCTGACCTTTTTCAGCGAAGGCTTTGAGTCAGGGAGGATGATATCAATATCATCATCGAGACATAGTGCTGGCGCATACCAACCTTTGCGAGTTCTTTGAGCACCGGTTGCTGAAATCCCGTTCTTGGAGAGATCAACCGATTCAATTTCAGGAATATCTCTGCGCATGGTTTTCAGCATCATGGTGATCTGCACCGGTGAACGATGGCATGATGGGGATAGGGCGTGCGACACTTCTGCATAGTATGATGAGGGCATCGGGTGTGTTGCTCTACTCAGGGCGAGTAGCATTCTTCTCTTCAGTTCATTGGGTATTCTTTTCGCCATTTGTAGTCACTCTCCAGTCACGGTTTTCTCCATCCATTGAATGCCGCCAGCCGTCGAGCAATGGGGGCAATCGGTTTCGGGAGGAATATGATCTAAGGGGGAATGGATTTCGACTTCGCCATTGCAGGTGTCGCAACGAATGAACTCGTGATAGAAACCCGGTCGACCGGGCTCCGTAAGATCCACAGTCTTGATTCCCCGAGTATCGGCCCAAGTATCGATCCATTCTTCTGCACGCCCCGACGTATCTCCGTCTCCGTCCAGTGTATTTGAAGGGGTTGGGATGCCTAAATCATTGGATTCAAAATCAGCCGCCCAATTTGCGTGCCGCCGGATACTCTGGATCTGATGTTGGAGTCCATCGAACTCAGATGGTGAATGTATCCAGCCTGAACCCTCTTCGATTTCTGTTGCCCACAATCCGGGTGTCCCCTGTGGAATAGTAATACCAAGTGCATTCTTCATCTCCTCAGAAACGGTTGGATTTTCCATTGGCAGGACAACCGTATGCATTCGATTCGACAATCGTGCTGATGCCGGTTCGGGCTGTAATATCCGGCAACCCGCATCAATGAGCAACCCGTATTGGTTCTTCATATCGAACTGAGGGTGGTGACTTTGGTTGGGTAACCCTGCTCTGCACTTGCCTTTTATCGGCATACCAATGAGCCCGACTCGGGGCGTGGGGATTGCTGTATTCATATCGATGAGGGGGCATGGTGCGGCTCCATTGCCGACGAGGTTCATACAGTCGCGCATTGTAGCAGCAAATCGAGGGAATAGAATCCACTCATACTGACCATCTCGCTTCTGTATGCCTTCGTGTATCCACACTGGTGCAACGCGGGTGATACCAATGTTTTGAATGCGCTCGCCATTCCATTGTTCGCCCTGACGCTGTTGCAGGTTGCTCACACGATTGTAGTAACTGGTCGGTCTTGAAGCACCCCGTGTGTTCACTTCAATATGCTCACCATAACGGATAGCCTCGTTGATCGCATCGCAAATGTTGGTGATGGTTACTCGAAGGAGATGAGAACATATTTTCTTGCCGAGTAATTTCTGAATGATATCTATCTCTGAGACTTCGGTTTTGTAGCAACCGGTCCCATGTATCCAATCAAGAGTGAGTCCTGCTGAGGCAATAGGGATAAGTTCCGTGCCTGTAGTTACCATTACAATATCGAGCCAACAGGGGTCGATGGTTTCTGCACCCGGCCATCCATATTGAGAAGCGAATGGTGTGTAGCCGAAGACTGAGGGGCAATTCATGAGCGAGCGGGTATGATTCCCACGACCTACTTTGAATTGTTCAGCAGGGGTTACAACCGTGATTGGAGCCGATGCTGCTTGCATCTCTTCGATGGTTCGTTGGTCACGCTCTCTCAGGGTTCTTCCTTCGTATGATCCAAAGCAATCGCTCATGGTAACCACCCCCGATTCAGCAATGCCCCGTAAGGGGGGCTATACTGCACGTATACGGCCGCAAATGTGTCAGGGGGGGTTAGAGTCCCACTGAGGGGGGAAACAGGCTTAAATCGCGCGTAACGAATCATCCTGCTCAAAGCCCCCTCATCAGACGCTTCAAGACTCCCATGCCGACCTCAACGAGTTCGCTTGCATTGCAGGAGATGTTGTTCTCGAACCAAGGACCGACATCGCATCCATCGATTCCAATCCCGAGCCACTCCATACCATCGCTCGTCTTGATTGCATCGTGGAGGTTGTCTGAGTCATCAGGCTGGCCGTCGAAGATCATCATTCCCAATTTCTTCTCTGCTGGGTGTGCGGCCATTCGCTCTCGGCACCAATGGGCGGCTGCACCGGCAGGAGTGCATTGACCGTGACGGCTCCGGGCGATTGCACACTTGGTGACCTCGTTGAGGCCATCGGCGAATCCCTTGCGGACTGCAATGCTTGCATTTGAACCAAATCCTTGGAAATCGACTACCTCGTAATCCCATCCGAGTCCCTCAAGCATCTCGCTGAGGACTGTAGCCATCTCCGCCGCTCGTAGTTCTCGGGTGCCACCCATGCTTCCGGATGCGTCGATAATTATCTGCACTGCAACCCTTGCTGTCTTGGGTGCTTGCTTGGTTTTGTAGATTCGGTCGCTACCACTGACCCACAACTTGCGCTCGTCGAGGTATCCCTTTCGCTTGTTGCGCTGGATCTTGCCCGGCTTGCGGGCTTCGATGAGGCGCTTCATTTGGCGGACGAGGGTGCCAACCTGTCCCTTGTGCATGGCCGCCCATCCATTGTAAGAATTGCTGTTTCGGGCTGCACCCACTTCTCTCGCAGCCATATTAACCGCTGCCTGATAGTTACCGGTTGCAAGGTTGGTTTCTGCGTAAGCACCACTACTGGAGGTCTCGCGCTCTTCACGCGCCTCTTGATCTGATTCGAACTTCTCTTCGGTCTCCATAACCTCTTCGACGGTTTCAACGAGGTCTTCAAGCATTTTGTCGAAGTCCGATTCGCTCATGGTGGTGCCACTCATGTCGGCTTTGGTTCCATCTGAACCATCATCGCCTTCGCCATCATCGCCTTCGCCATCATCGCCTTCGCCATCATCGCCTTCGCCATCATCGCCTTCGCCATCATCGCCTTCGCCATCATCGCCTT